TGCTGCTCAATTAAAATACCAAAAGGTAGTAGCTGCATTTATCAATCAGGTAAATATGACGGCGATTTAGTATCTCAATATGTTTGTCATAATTGCAACAATTTATATAACGAGTACTCGGCAGATATGGGCAACGATTACGAAATGTGGGACGAGATATGCGAATACTTGCGCGAACGGCTTATTGAAAAACATTGCGAAGTATGCGGCGATTATGACAAAGAAAACAGGGAGTGCGGGATAGCAGAAGATAGTCCGCCTATGATGCGGCTAAGATGTCCGAAGGAGGGTGAATGATGGGAATAACAATAGCTTCTTATGGTGGTGGGACTAATAGTACTGCCGAATTGATAGAGTGTGTTAATCGCAAGGTAAAAGTTGATTTAATACTATTTGCTGATACTGGTGGGGAACGTCCTGAGACATATGAGTATGTAAAAATGTTTAGTGCTTGGCTCGTTGCTCATGGATACCCTGCAATTGTTTGGGTCAAAGCTCCTAATGTTACTCTAGAACAAGATTGTTTGCGGCGTAATGCATTACCAGCTTTGGCATATGGATGGAAAACATGCTCTCAGAGATTTAAAATCCAGCCACAAGACAAATACGTGAACAACTGGGATCTAGCAAAAAACGCATGGAAAAAAGGCAAAGACGTTGTAAAACTTGTAGGGTATGATGCTGGAGAAACAAACAGAGCAATCGGTAAAAATCGAGATAAAAAATATAAATATCGGTTCCCGTTGATTGAATGGGATATTGATCGTAATGGTTGTATTGAAGTAATAAAAAAAGCTGGATTGCCACAACCAGGAAAATCATCGTGCTTTTTCTGTCCGAGCATGAAGAAACATGAAATCATGGCATTGAGTAAGGAATATCCAGACCTATTAGAACGAGCCTTAGCTATAGAAAGTAATGCTGAACTGCTAACAGTTAAGGGATTAGGTAGAAGTTATTTATGGGCTAATTACGTTAAATATCAGGATTCACAGGGAAGTATGTTTTGCGAAACATGGTACGAAGCAGATGTTCCTTGTGAATGTTACGATGGATAAGGAGGCCGATAATGGACGCTAAACTAACGCCTGAACAGGCGATAAACTTACTGCGGCAAGCATGGACTGGGGATAACAGCGAGTTAAAATTTATTGATATGGATAAAATCGCCGCCTTAATCGAATCCCTAGCGGCTGATGCGAAAAGTGAAGGAGTAAAGCTAATTGCCGATGAACGCCAACGACAGATTGAGAAAGAGGGATGGACATCAGAACACGACAAACAGCATGAAAATGGCGAATTGGCATTGGCGGCAGCGTGTTATGCCATACCAGATAATAAAAGGTCATGGATTAGTGGTGCGATTAGTAAGGTTAAAAGTGACGTAATAAATAAATTTTGGCCGTGGGGGCTAACATGGTGGAAGCCAACACCGGATAACCGCATTCGCGAACTTACCAAAGCCGGTGCTCTTATCGCAGCAGAAATTGACAGACTTCGTGCGGGGAAGGGTGGGGAGTAAATGGCCAAATTAACCGAGTTTGAAAAGAAAGTAAGAAATGTAGCAAGTAATGACTGGAATAATCAGTGCAAGCGATTTATGCAAGGTATACCTTTTCGTGACAACACAGCAAGGAAATGCTATGAACGACATTTAAAAGAGATGAAGGACGGTGGCGCGGGTGAGTAAACATAGACACATGTGGGTTTTAATGGATAATGGGACACTACATTGCCATTGCGGGGATACTGTAAAAGATGTTGCCACATACGCAATAGATGGTGAAAAATGCATTACAAAACTTAAACAACAATTAGCCGACCTTCGCGCAAATTTGGAGGCGGCAGAGAAAGAAATTTCCGAACTAGAAGAAGAACTAAGCGCAACTAAGACATTGTTACTATCTGAGGGAGTAAACAAAAAACTTATTGCACAAGACCGCGACAACCTGCAAGCCAAGTTAAACAGGGATACCAAGCTGCTGGAAAAATGTATTAATGACCAAAAAGAAACTATTATCGGTTGCCAGAAGGTATATACTGACCTGCAAGCCGCTTATGATGTGGTGCGGGGGGCGTTAAAACGTATTGGAATGCTATGTGTGTCTCCCGAATCTGACAGCAATAAAGTCAAGATTATTATGGAATATCAGCACAAGGCCCTCTCCATCACGCCAACAGAGGCCGGGGAGCGGGTGCGGGGGTTGGTTGATGCGCTGGAGTATTATGCGGATAAAGATCAGTTTAGAAGTGTTCCATCAATGATTACAGACAACGGGAAAATAGCTAGGGATGCCTTAGCAAAGTATCGGGGAGGTGCGGAGTAATGGGGGACTGGTATTGCCGATGGTGCAAGAGTGTTTTTGCAGAGCCAAAAGTTATCGTAGGTACAAACAGCGACCAAGAAGGAAATGATAGGGGTGGCACGGTACACGTGCAGGTTTGCCCATTATGCGACGGATTGAGCATCGGCAAGATTATTAATGGTAAATGGATATCGAAGGATTATCTTAATCAGAAGGGGGCCAAGGAAAATGACTAAAGAAAGAAACGGAATAACAGGAATAAACAGGGTGTGTAAAAGCGTTTTAAAGTTAACTGATGCTGATTTTGAACAAGCACTAAGAATGGTGAGAGAACAAAGCAGCTATGTACATCCGCTTAAAAATGCTGCAGCTAATCGACAACAGGACCTAGGTAACCATAACTTTAAGGTGTTGACTGCTCTGCGTACGCTACAGGACGTTATCAAATCGGGTGAAGGTATCTAAAGGAGGGACACTATGACGTACACTGATGGGCTTTTAAATGGTATAATGATTTCTATTGGCTGGCTACTATCCTGCGCTACAGCCTGCTGGATAGGCTATGACCTAGGCCGAAGCAGGAAAAATAGACTGTAAATTTATAGTCAAAGGAGTGACTAATTATGGCCGTAACATCAAAAGAATTTGCTGAAAGCAAAGACGACGGAGATAATTTATTCCCGAAACCAACAGATGCACAAGAAGGTATTGACATACTAATTAGGCATTTTTTAGGTGACGATTGGTACGTAGTTGATCCTTTACCGGCGTCACAAATTAACACAGTGGCTATATATCAAATATTAAAGAAAACAGAAAAAATAACCTTATGGGAACGCGTTAAAAATTGTTTGTAAAGGGGTTATAATTATGAGAGAAATAAGTAATATCACAATCATTGCCGGACAAGGAGCCAACACTTACAGCCTGGGGGACTACGTTAACGGTTTGGTGATTAAAAGTATTGTTGATTGTAGCGTGGAGTATCCCGACTCCACGCAGATAGGCTACCGCTGCCTTAGTTCAGATAACGGCAAGGAATTCCGTGAACATGTATTAGTAGAGGTATGGAACGTGCCTGTGGTTGTTGAGTACAAGGAAGGAGGGAAAACTCTATGAGCTGTAAATGCGCGAAGTATGAACCTGATGAAGGACGTTATAATTGCTCTATATCTGGTGACGGATGTATGTATCTAATACCTAATTCAAAACGGTGCGCTATAGACTATGGGGAGGGACCGGACGCTGGGCGAGATCCCGCAGAACTATTAGCAGAACTGGAAGCAGAACGAAAAAAGCCTAATACTGAGATATACGTTGGTATTGACTACGCCGCCGATGACGCTGACGACTATCGTAGTTATGAAGAGAAAACAAATAAAGCCTAATATATAGCAAAAACCCCGGAGAGCTAATCTCCGGGGTTTTTGCTATTCACATCTTTCTTCGGGTGTCAATCGGACGGGTGTAAGTACGTATAGTAGATCATCAGAGTTAATTAAACAAGGTGATAAGTGTGTGTTATACCTAATCGTTATCATGTCACAGGCATTGAACTGGTTTAAACCGGCGGTTAAGTACTCTATGCTGTAGCCAGCGTTCACCGGATTACCATCTACGGTACACGGGATCTTACCTACGTTGCCTACATGAAGATACTCACCATCCGTATACAGCCTTATGTAAGGATCTTCGTAGCCGCCTTTAGGTTTTCGTATTCCCCGCGCTTCCTGCTGTAACCTCTCGGCTTTTATCCCAGCCTGTGCCACGGACAGCAAATTCAGAAGTTCCTGTTTGTTGAAAGTAAACTGTGTACTAGTTTCTTGAGGGATAGCCTTTTCAAGATTAGGATAAGGAAGATCATTGAGCCTGCAAATAGTCTGCGTCATACCGTCATTAAAAATTACGTGCTTCTTGGCTATAATAACCATATTACCACTTACAGCTTTTAAGTACCTCGCTGATACGTGAAACTCTAGGGGAGCTGGGGCGTTATGTGAAGTTTTAGCAAGAAGTAGGTGGTAGCTGTTTGTAGCAGCTATGTCTGCTCTTTGTCCCGGTATAAGTTTGAACTTAACATCTTCTAGTGTAGGCCGCTCCGCACTAGCCTGCGCAAATGGAATTACTGTTTTAAGTACCCTTGGAAGGTTGTCTATGGTGAATATCTGTACCGGGACGTATTCTGCTACACTTATAGGGAAGTCAGCGAAGAGGTTAACACTTAGCAGCATACTACTGTCGCCAAAGGCCAGCCGCATACCTTCTACTCTGGACGCGTCTACGGCTACTATTCCTTCCTTTACGGCTTTTAGGGCTGTGGTAATCAGTTTATAGTCTACTACACATTCACCATCACTACCTAATATGACGTCTGCTGTATGCTTGATAGTAAGCTCCATGTTGGTAGTAATAGCGGTAAGTTTCCCGCCTACCACGGAAAGGGCCACGCAGTTCAGAATAGGCATAGAATAAGACTTAGGTATTGCATGACCGACAGCTTTCAGAAGTCCCTTTAATTTCTTAACATCTATTTCAAATTTCATAGTTATGCACTCCTTTTGTATTTTTATGCGAAGAACGTTTTTTGACACTTTCCACACCGGTACTCTGTTACCCAAAGTTCAACTTCGTAATGACCGCCAGTGTACTCACCAATTTCAACAAACGCGGAACGCGCTTCTTTAATCCTGTCATTCAAGCAGAAAGGGCAGGCTATAGGTGTGTTAGCTTTTACAGGTTCCCACTTTCTGTGATATTGACTACCATCAAACGAACACTCAAAACAGGGTTCAGCACAGCCTGGTATATCCTTATGCAGGCAATTGCGACATAGCTTTATAACAGGTTCCTCTACTTTTGGTTCCACTATAAGCGAATGGGGCTTCCAATTTGTATGCATCTGTCCTTGATCATTAACACTACAACTAAAACAAGGTTCTACATGGTCAGCAGTTGTGCAGTAATCGCAAGTATGGCACGTCTTTTCCATTGTATCCACCCCTTATAAATAGGCTTCTTTTTGGATTTCCTGAACACTGAAACCTGCAAGCCTGTCGGCGTACCTCTTTAGGTAAGCCGCAGCGGCCTTCTCTGTTTTAAATTTCTTATGGTAAACGTTTTCAGATGTATATAGATAGCCACCAGGTTTAAGACCGTAGAAGTTACCTACTTCTGGATTACTTAAAATATAAAAATGACTTACCTTCTCTGCCCTGTGTAACTTATCTAAGGCTTTCTGCCTTTTTCGGAGATAAAGATCTTTACCTGAGAAATGGAAACTAAGCTCGTTAACACCCTTATGGCTATCTATAACATTTAGCAAGCCCTCCGTGGTGCAGGGGTAGTAGTGCTGCTGATCATCCCAATTACTCCAGTTTGTAACACATAGCATATTACCGCACTGTATGTACACTTCAAGAGATAACGCCGACTTCATGCCATTAACTAGCCAGCGCGCCATTTCCCCCTCTTTAAAGCACGTATGCCGCGACTTGTGATGTTCACCATATGCATCATACACCTTTGCCCATGCCTTAAGTTCCTCAGCCGTGAATATGAACTTACCCTTGTTAGGGTAGTTCAAGCAGTCCCAATGCTTTTCAGAAACTTCACGCCCAAGATGGTTAAACTCGGAACAGTTATTGCTGCCGTGTTGAACAACTGGAATGTAAGCGTCATCCCCAACTTTAATAAATGCTCTCTTATAAAAGATTTCATAACTCATAAATCCATCCCCTTTACTGTTATGTCCTTAAGCGGAAAGGCGTCTGCGTAGCAATGATAATTGCTATGTAACGCCCCTGACGGGTTTCACGCCACTCTCCCTAGCGGACAGTACTCGGTACCGACTAGCACCTCCTGTAACTCTTCTACCGACATTCTGGACACGGTTGTTATGTACGTTTGCAGCGTTAAAGCTTTAGGTTTCCAAATTTTTAAACCATCGCTACAATAGTTTACTGCTGCTACATAATCTGCTAAAGGTTTATTCAATCCGAAGAATGCCTTTTTCGCTAATTCGGATCTACGCTGCCGTTCTCCAGCAGTTAGTCTTTTTGCCATTGATATTCCTCCTTTAGTGTAACTTGACCTATAAAAACTTGATACTGTAAACACCCTTATGAAGCTTACAAGCTTTAAGTTTCCTTGAATTGATATGCAGTGCGAGTAAAAACTCGACCTTATTCGTAAACACTAACACGTTGTTACCTCCCTTTTATTTACTGGATAACCCTAGTATATATACGATTCGTGTAATTGTCAAGAAAAAGTTTCACGAAACGTATAAAAATTATTATTCCCATTCGTCCTCAATAAGCTTAGAGGTTACTTTGTAGCCATATGGTGCTGGTAAATAGACAACAACATCTTCTAACTTTATATCACCTTTATCCGGCGTGTGGACAGTAAATTCCCCTAACTCAATGCCTAGTACGTCTAAAGCCTCGACTATTGTTTGCGCGGTCCCTACAGCTTTTTCCTCCGACTCTTCACGAATTGTGAAACCAACCATAGTGTTATCCGGTTTGTCGTTACCAAAAACGAAACGAAAGCCTTTCATATTTATGCACACTCCTTATATAATATTCTCCGCTTTCATGCTTGCGTAACAACCGTCACCTGTAACAATGTGATCAAGCACAGGGATTTCCATAACCTTACCACACTCTACAAGCTTTTTAGTGGTGCTAATATCATCTTGACTGGGAGCGGGATCTCCACTTGGATGATTATGTGTGAGGATAATTGCGGCGCAGTTAGCAAGTATAGCGCGTTGAAATACCTCCCTGGGATGGATGACTGATGCGTTTAGAATGCCTGTTGTTACCATTGACACGCCTATTACCTTGTTTTTCGAGTCCAGCATAACTATTTGAAAGTGCTCGACAGGCAGCATTTCGACTAGCGGATGCATTAAGTTGTATACGTCAATGGGTTGATTAATTGATTTTACCTCTGAGCTAACGGATTTCTCACGAACAAGCTGGACAGCGTATTTCGGGATTCTGTACATGTATACATCTCCTTTTACAGCGGGGTTGTGACCCCATCCTTTCGGCTCCCGCACTACCAGGGCGGTTATAGCCCTGTCACTCTGCACTAGGTATGTTCTCATATTCAGTTCCGCACTCCGTACACCGAAAGCCACCATACGGACGCTCTGCATCATACACGCTTGCTTCCATTGTACTGTTAAGGTTTTCTACAAAATTTCCCATCTCGTCCACAACCACGTCAACACGCACTAGCTGATGGGCATAAAACATGTCGTTACCACACTTACACTTTGCCACTATTACCGCCCCCCACTTTATTTATTAAGCTGCAAATCTATTCCTAATCATGCTTACCTTCAACACAGCCTCACCTAAGCTATTAAAACAATTGACATACTGGTCATACTCACAGGTAGACTCGTCTTGCTGGCCAGCGTAATCCTTCCCATGAACTAAGGACCCAGTAACGTGGCCGTTATCATAAAATCTACTTATTACGTAATATTTCACCTTTACCGCCCCCTATTGTTTTGGAAATAAGCCTTTATCCAGTATCGCTTTAGGTATAACCGACCAAGCAATGTTTGGGTACTCCGCTTCAAGATACCTCTGTGCATGAAAAGCATTACACGCCACGACGAACTTCATACCAACCTTTGTACCTGCCGATACCTGATTACGGTGGAATTGATTCATGTTTATCCCAATAAACGATTTATTTCCCATTAATAATCACCCTTTCATATATGCTCGGCTATCCGTGGTTGTAACGGTCTGCCTGCCAGCATTACCAGGGAAGTTAATCCCTGTCACTCTGCGCTTAATATTTATGATAAATGTTCTCTGCAAAACAACGCTGATCAGTTTTGTGATACCCAATAAGTCGATTGCCGTTCCAATTAAAATTGAAATCCGAAGTTGGTATTTCAGGAGAATTGTGGGGAGTCGCAACTAAAGCCTGCTTTTGATCACCAAAACAATTTTTGTAGAGTACCTCAAAATACTTCATATTACTTTACCTCCTCAGTGGCAGGCGGTACCACTATGTACTTCACGAAATGAATCGGATCACTATTATAGGGTGCCTTCTCGTTCCTCGGAAGAACTTTCACCGTAAAGATTTCACCCTCAATTTCTACCTGCTCACCATCCTCCACTACAACTGCCTTATCATACTTTGCCCGCCGTTCAGCCAGCGCCCTGCGTCCCTCTTCAGCGTTTCCGTAAAGCATATGACCTGTGAAAGTTGTCCACGCTGTATTGTGGCCACGTTCTACAGCTCTTTGATAGGTTGTTTCCGGGTTCTCCTTGTATTCTGCTGCATACCCCCTAACTGTTGTTACAGGTACACTGGCGTGTTCCCAAGCAGCTAGTCTTACTTGATCACCGTTTGTTAATGTTATCACCCTTACCGCCTCCTGTTATTAATCTTAGTTACTCTGCACTAGATAGCGTTATCCTTTTCCCCGTCCCAGTACTTGGCTGTACCATAAGTGTATATGTCCAGCCTTTCCTTAGTGGTAGGCTCCCCAGCGTGCCGACAACCTTTGTTTTCGCAGCTCTTACAGACGTTTTCGTCCACCATTTTATTACTTCTAGCACATGCATTCAATATCATAATCTTTACCGCCCCCGTATTTCGTGTTCCTTGCTTTCTTGTTCCTATCTTATTATACCTAGCGTGTAATTGTCAAGCATTAATTTCACGATTCGTTTAAAATTATTTTGTGTTTCGTGTGCATTTATAGAAGGAAAGCGTTATTTACAGCTTTTAAATGCCTCTTAGCCGCGAGGTACGGCATACTTATTTCACGATTCGTAAAAGATTTTTAAAATACTGCTTGCGTTATATCAATATACATGGTAAGATACGGGTATAGACAAAAACGAGGGAGGAAATAAAATGACTGAACAACAACTGAAGGAATATGCACAGGAACATAGTAAAACAATAGTAATTAGAACCTACACTGGTGGTACTAGTTATGATGAACGTAGAGCGACTACTAAAGTAGAACGCCAGATAATCGAAAATGTTATCTTTGGGGCTCTCTTAGTCATTAATAGGAATGGTGATACCCAAGCCGCGATGGATACCGCAGAACACATCGGAAACCTATTTATACCTGAAATGAACGGTTACGACACAGTTTATAATGTTATTAGGGACTTCGCGATATCAACAAACCATATCTAAAGTCAATAATAGATGTACAGAAGGGAAGCAGAGTGACAAAAGCTGAACTAATAAGTAGTATAATATCACAAGCAAAGGAAATCATGAGTAAGCTAGATACAGAAGAAAAACGAAATGCGTTTATAGCTTACCTAACAGATGAAAACAATAATCCGAACTGCCGGTACACACTAAATTTTATCGGGTGGTGTTCCACAGCCACGAACGCGGCACTAAACAGAAGGGATAAAGATACACTCCATAGTGATTATTTATGCGTTAAGGGAACCGCTTACAGCTTTAAAGAACTAGAGAATAGAATGAAAAACGAGAAAGAAGCATGAATAAACCAACAGGCAGAGGCGGTCCCGGTAGAAATCAGGGCCGCAAACCGGGGATAAGAACAACAAACCGTACTTCGCAGTTCACGAAGCGAATCACGCCGGAAGAGAAATTACAGCTAGAAGCGTTTCTAGAAAAGATGAGGAGGAGCTAAAATGTACACACTAGCTTCACTAAAGGAAATCAACCCAACCAATGACCATATTGATGAATCAACAGTAGCTAAGATAAACCGCTGCATAACCGACATTGAGGGCGACAGGAACGCCGCAGCGCCTACTTATGGGGATATAGTAAGGTACACCAATAAGTACGGCGAATTCAGCCCCAGAGCCAACGTTAACCCCAACTATGGTTCCACGAAAGAAACTGTGACCCTTTGTCAATCAGGAGGATATGCTCACTATGGCAACCACAGCATAAGCACAGCCGGAGGTGCGTGGAACGATATTGACAAGTCCCATTTTAAGCTTAGAGGCAAAACCGAAACAAAGTTCTGGACGTGGGGTTCCCGCGGAGCAGGCCCCTACGAGGGAGTAAACTTCACAGCTAAAGTCAATCTATGGGAGTGCAACGTCAACGAACAAGATTACTCGACTGAATTCTATAATAAGCAGTACATCTATAACCATGGAAAACCGGATGAAGACGGCTACCAGTGGTTTGGCAAAAACATGGCATTTAAAAAGGAAGAAGACTATAAGGCGTGGCTGAAAACCTTCCGAGGAACAGAAGTTAAGGAAGAAGGTTCTTCCAATAACCGTTGCGTAGTGTGGTACGACAAAGAATACGAGCATTGTGTTTCGCTGGACACCTACAGCGTTATTAAAGGCTACGTGCTTGACACCTGCCACTGTAACGGTATTCGGGAATGCAAGCGAGTATATAGAGACGACCACAGCGTTGATACCTACATGACTTACGACATCCCAGCGTTAGACAGTCGAACTAATAAGGCGTATGCAAGGGCTAGAGCAGAGTTGTAAGCCTTTCACTAAAAGAGCAAAGGCAACGTGAATCTAGAATTCCACGATTAGTAGAAAAGAACCACGACATATGGTTGTCGTGGTTCTTTTTGTTTATTCTTCAATCTCTACTAATTTAATGTTGTCCCCGCAGGGCAGTACAGGAAAAGAAGGATCACAATACTGTTTAATGAAGCTGCTCCGGTTACAGTCACAACTCCAATTACCCTCATTCCAGCAGTAACCCAAGATATTATGATCTGTCCACGTGTCTGGGATGATGTAGTGCTGACCTTTGTATTCGAGGCGGATGAGGGTGGGGGTTAGCATTGTGGTTTACCATATGCGTCACGCAGTGCCTTTTTAGTTATAATCCAATTATCACCATCGAAAGTGCGGCAAGCAGCAGGAGGCAGAAACCCAGTATTAATGTCACGTAAAATTGCTGACCGGGATTTACCATACATCTTCCCAGCCTCTGTTATAGACAGTACAGCATAAGCAGCGCTATGTCTAGCCTCTTTAGTTAATATGTCTAACCCCTCTATGTGAGGTAAACAGATACACGATTGGCAATTTTTAGTAGCACGTTCACAGCTATTAAAAACCTCGTCGCACGCCTCACTTGCCGCTGAGTACCTAGCTGAACTGTAAGCGGCAGCACGAGAGAAGTCAGGGAACTTATTGTCTTGCTGAAATTTAAGTACGTAGGCGTACTCGTCAGTGGAATAATCAATTGAGCGTTTTATGTGTGCTATGTACAAGGCTAGTCACCATCTTCCTTTAAAGGCTTTCCGTATGCCATTGTCATACCGGTACGCGTAACCAAATAGCCGTTCTTGACTTTAATAAACTCCTTTGGAGGGAAGTTGCCCGCACTACAGGCCGCATTTATGGCACTTCGTGTCACGTCCCATTCAGCAGAAGCGTCGGAAACCGGGATAGCCTCCATTAGTGCAGGGTTCTTCTCCCCAGTATCAGACCACCTAGGGGGCCGCTTGCTTCGAGGTTTTCGGCGTGCTTTAGATGAAAAATCGGATATGTTCATATTATTATCAACTCCTTACACACATATATTTACTGGAAAAGGTAAGAAACTTCCTGCGAGTAATTTGACGCATATCAAAATAAAAAAGTTACACGGCAGATTTCGCTGGCCGTTTGACAGGACTTTTCAGGCTCTATTTTGCCGTTTGACGGGTTTCGCTTGTCGTCTGGCGGCAGTTTTTCGGGAGCGAAATGGACACCGACCTTCAAAAAGTACACATGGGAAGGACACGCAAGATTTGTGTACATAATTTATATTATTGTGAATAGTTAGAATAGGTAATATATGGATATAGTTGGGGGATTTACAGCTTTTTTAGCCTGTTTTACCTCCGCTAAACGGCAAGGGGTATAAGTCTGGTAACAAGCACCTAAAGGCATAAGGCAATAGCTATTTGCCGTTTGGCAGGTGTATGAGGCTTCGATAGGCGGATTTACTGGGTTTGTAGCTTGTGGGGCAGAAATATATATATAAAAGGCTTTTTTTTAGAACCCATATAGAGCATTATTTGTTTACAGCTAGTAACAGACTAAAAACCAAAAGTAAACCCGCTATTTTAAAAACAACTTATATATTTTTTTAGTACTAATAACAGTAGTAATAATAATAGTAATAATAATATAATTTAGAATAACAGTATTAAGAATCAATAATAGTATTAAGAGAGATAATTTCTTTTTACTAAAATGTTTAAGAAGGCGTTTCAAAATAAATCTTTTCATATACGGGTTAGGCTCTCTAAAGCTGTAGACTTCCTACCCAGCATTGTGCTAGACTGTAGTTACACGAAAAGCAAAATAGGAGTTGTGAGATAAATGGCTATAGATGATGTTGGCGCTAAACGGCTGTTGGCTACGGTACTCAAGCAGGCTTATAATGACTACACGAAGGCACCGAAGAACTGTCTACCTACTTGTGAATTCTATAATACCTGTACAAGCGGGCATAATCCGGTATTTTGTGACGCGAAGAACTTCCTGCATAGTGCTTGGTGCGCTTCTATGTGCGACGGCCTGGACGTTGATCACCCTAAGATGGTCGCCAAAGCTGTTGATACCCGGATGAGCCGGGAAATGTTCTGCTACATCGAGGCCGAGCTAAGAGGGTTCAAGGCCACGCTTAAAGAAGTCGAGCAGCTAAGGCGCGACATTATAAACGATGCTCCGGTGTTTGATGATTCTGGTATAAGAGGTACAGGGCTGAGTAACCCTACTGCTGCAAAGGCAACCCGACTGATGACTGATAGACGGCTGAAGAGGTTGGAATCCCTGGTAGAGGCTATTCAGGGCGTATACAATAGCTGCAGCCAAGACAAGCAGAGGTTGATCAAACTCAAGTATTGGGACAAGAAGCTCACAGACGAAGGAATTACCAATGACCTGTGCATAGAGGCCAGGACTCTTAGACGCTGGAAAAAGGCTATAATCACCGCTATTGCTATTGAATTGGGTTATATTTGATAAAATTGTCCGCTTTGTGTCCGTTTTAGATGTTTTTATGTGATATTATAGTAGTATCAAGTACTGTTCCAAACGGAGCAGTACTCTTTATTTTGTGCAGAAAGGTGGTGTTGATGGTGGCTAAAGATGAGGGTGCTAACAAGCAGGATAACACCAAGCCTGCTAAAAAAGGTATGCGTGAGGATCTTATGGCAAGAGCGTGGAAGCCCGGCCAATCCGGAAACCCATCAGGCAGGCCGAAGATGCCCGTCGAGTTAAAAGAAATGCTTAAACGAATAGCTCCTGAAATGTTTCAGGTGGTTATTGATATAGCGAAAGATCCGAAAAGCAAACCGTCTGACCGAATCAAGGCGTCCGAAATCCTGATCGAGCGTGTCTATGGTAAGGCAGCTCAACCTATTTGTGGGGATGAAGAAGGCTCCGCAATTGTAGTAAAGCTGCAGGGCGACCTAGAATCCTGGGGTAAATAATCAATTTCAGCGACCGTTTATTCCATGGTACTAACATACAGGGGCTGTCCTGAAAACCTCACCACGGGCTTTATATGGCGTCGTTATTTCAGTATAAATAAGAAAAAACGGGCTAATGTGCTCGTTTTTCTTATTTCTGGCCTTGATCGCGCCTTAAAAGCTGTAGACGCTGGCCAGCCTAAAAACATACGAAAAACGTTGTTATAGTAAACTAGGCTCTCGTTATTGTCTACTAAAAAGCGTGAAAACCTGAAAACCCGCGTAATTTCTGGGTTCGTTATATACCATAATAGATCTTATAGGACATAGATTTGAATAAAATGGAAATTGACATTGGTTTGTCATTGGTAAGCAGAACGAGGTGAGAAGTACTTGACCAAGATTACGAAGCACGAATACCTAATCAGACTGAGACTGAATCCGAAATCCGTTAACCGAACTAAGCATTCGTTCTGGCGAGTTTAGAGTGGTGCTGCCTGTCCGAATGTGCCAGCCACTACCTGAAAAACGCGTGACGAGGCTCGTATGCCTTACGTAGCGCAGTTTAATTGGTTGGGTTAGGTGGTGTTGGTACTCGGTTCGACTGTCGTAGGCTGGCTGGTGTATGGGGTTGGTTAAGTAACGGGTGGCGGTGGTATCTGGCCGGTACGGGCGGACGCGGTGCGTACCGGCCCCCACCCCCCGTATGGCCCCTTCGCGCCGCGTCCGTCTCCCCCTCTATATTCCACGACATACAATTTTCGAATTTTGAACTTCCTGGAAATCGTTTCCAATTACGAACCTCGAAGTAATTATTCCGAACCTCAAAAAATAAACCGGCTACACTAATTTTGAACCTGTGTCCCTTCCAATCATATTCCGCACCACCTAAAAATCGCACCACGGCCTTAAAAAGTGGCCTACAGCAAATTCTAAGAGCTGTAGACTTCCACGAAAAGCGGAAAACAAAAGGTACCCCTGGAAATTTTAAGAGCTGTAAATAAAGGCACCCCGAAAAAATTTTTTAGAAAAAAGGGAGTTGGTCAATTTGGCTGTAGTCCGATGCGACACTATAGGTTGTGCATATAGAGGTGTTGAAACATGTACAGCAATCTGTATAAGTATGCAAGACCGCGAGTGTGCAACGGCTTGCACAATACAGGATCTGATGGAGCGTAAACCGGAATCCCATAAAGAATCAAGAGCTGCAGCTCCCCGAAAACATGTATTCGCAACAGGCGCCGGCTTAACGGCGAAACAGAAAGAATTCCACACGTTAGAAGATCGCATAGCTGTAGTAACCGGTGGCAGGCGCAGCGGTAAGACTTACGCCTTGCTGTCTGAAATTGAAAAGTACAAGGACATAGCGGATTTCAGTGGGCTGTATGTCAGTACGGGTGGTGTTATGTACGCTTGCGAACAGTTAGCGCGTATGTTTCCTGTCAATACCCTACAGTTTGTCCCTGCTCAAAATTTAGTTATATTTCCATCGGGTGCCAAGATGCGCTTTAGGGTTATAAGAACCATGGAAGATGCCTTTAGTCTTGGTGGCCTCGAATTTGATTTAGTACTGGTAGACGGTTCGAGTAACTTTACGCACGATCAATTGGGCTACCTGAAACATCTAAATAGATCGTGCAAAGGGATTAAGCCTAAAATTCGGCTCAGTGCTGATAACGTAGGTTGCAGCAAGGGCCTCGCAAACGTGTTTAGTGAACCTGTTAAAGAGGGGGCCTTATGACGGTGTTCAAGGAGTATGTTACAGGCTTGTCAAAACAGCCAATAGAATTTCTTCCTTCGCAAGCGAAAGAAGAATCAAGAAGAGCTGTAAACGTTCGGGAAACTTCTGGAAAACCTAAAGCGTCTTCTGTCGCATGCAGCTATCCTGGTTTTCGATATGAAGCATACTCACATTTATTTAAGTGGTATTAGTAGTGAGAAAGGGGGTGGTTTTACTCGATGCCAACTATAGAACTTGATGTTAGGCCGAATCCTAAACAAGTAATGTTTTTCCAATCAACCGGAAGGTATGTTGCCTATGGTGGTGCTCGGGGAGGTTAAGGCGGGAAGTCGTGGGCCGCTAGAACAAAGGCCATACTCCTGGCTCTGACTTATTCGAATTTAAAGATTTTGTTTCTTAGACGTAATTTAACGACACTTTACGAGAATCATATCTTGCCTTTAATTGGGGTGCTTAATGGCCTCGCTAAGTATTCTTCGCAGACTAAGACATTTATCTTCCCTAACGGCAGCAGAATTCGTATGGGCTACTGTGATTGCGACGGCGACCTTGACAGCTTTCAAGGGCTGGAAACAGACGTCATTATATACGAAGAGGCTACGCAGTTTAAACAGTCTTGGATCGAATTTATAAATACTTGTAATCGTAGTACGAGGTCTGACTTCAAGCCGCGGATTTATTATACAATGAATCCTGGTGGCGTATCTCACGCTTATTTCAAGAGGTTGTTTATAGACAAACAGTATCAAGGGAAAGAGAATCCAAATGACTACAGCTTTATCCCAGCTACTGTTTACGATAACAAACTGCTCATGGACAATAACCCTGAGTACATTAGCGTACTGGAAGCACTGCCCGAACATTTGCGGAAAGCTCACTTAGAAGGTGACTGGAATGCAATGGCCGGACAGTTTTTTTCTGAGTTCCGCGATAGTGTTCATGTGGTTGAGCCGTTTGATATTCCAGAAAGCTGGTTGAAGTTCAAAGCGCATGACTGGGGTAGCGCTAAACCTTATGCATTTGTGTGGGGCGCCCTGGATTATGACGGCTGTATGTACATTTACAGAGAATTGTACGGCTGTAAGGATGGTGAGCCTAACGTTGGTACTAAAGAAATAGCCACAGACGTTGCGCGAAGGGCGAAAGAGCTTGAGACAGAGACAGTCAGCTTATCGATTGCTGACCCTGCACTATGGATTAAGACAGGCAGTAGCGGCCCTTCTATTTACGAGGACTTTTGCAGCGAGGGTGTGTACTTCTCAAAAGCTGTAAATGATCGTTTGCAGGGCTGGCAACAAATACGAAATCGGCTTAAGGGTGATAAGAGTGGACCGAAGCTGAAGATATTCGATACGTGTGAGCATTTAATACGGACGCTGCCTTTGCTGTCTCACGATAAGCACCGGCTGGAAGATGTTAATAGTGATGAAGAGGATCATTTAGCTGACGCTCTTAGGTATCTTTTAATGTCTCGTCCCTGGTCTCCGACACACGAAAAACCGACGCAGAAAAAAACTGATAGATATAGAACTAAGAAACCAGATGATGGTACAAGCTGGATGGCGGGGTGATGAAGTTGGACATAGAAGTATTGGCGGTGGCTAAACCTGAGGCTCGGGCGCCGGATACCATGGAAGAAGTTGATCTTGGCACGCTTCGGCAGTGGTTTAAAAACGCTGTAGATCGTAACAAGGTTTGGCGTGACGAAGCGATAGAGGATTATGAATTCTATAGAGGAAAACAGTGGTCTGATGCTGACGTGCTTTCAATGCACGCGCAGGGTAAGCCTGTTATAACTGTAAATAGAATCAAGCCTTTAATTAACTTGATGTCCGGTTATCAGCGGCAGAATCGTTTTGAACCTGACTTCTTACCTCGAACATCGAAGGACATTGGTTTATGTAAGATACGAAAGGAAATGACGAAGTTTGTTTTCGATGTTTCTGAATTCGCTGATGTTGAGTCGCGCGTTTTTGAGGATGTTATAATTTGCGGCCGGGGCTGGTTCTCTGTTGACTATCATATGGATAGTGAGACATTGGAGGGTAACGCGCGAATTACGAGGGAATCTCCTTTTAATATGTACGTTGATCCCGAGTCTAAGGAGATAGATTTGTCTGATGCTGAGTATGTTATTCGGGCGAGGTGGTATCCAAAGGACAAACTAAAGTTAGTCTATCCGGAGAATGCTGATGCTATTGAAAGTTGTACAAAGCGCTATGATACTACCGAAAGTACTGATTATATTGCGCTGGAACCATTGTGGTACATGCGCGACACGAAAAAGGTTCGATTGGTAGAATGCTACTACAAGCAGTATATACATGAAGATGCGTTCTTACTGCAGTCTGGTTCGATTGTCCCTGTAGATAAATTTGACATTGCGCAAGCTGAGTCAGTTGTAAAACTGATTGAACGTAATGTATGTCGAATCAAAGTAGCTGTATTTCTACAAGATACATTGTTAGAATCTATGGACTCACCTTATGAACATGGTGAGTTTCCTTTTGTACAGATTCCGGGCTACTACATAGGCGAGTATGGAGATACACCCGCGGGTATTGTACGGGATATAAAGGATTTGCAGCGGGAGGTTAACAAACGACGTTCACAGAAGATGCACATTTTGAGTACGCAAGCTAACTCTGGTTGGATTTTTGAACAGGGTACGCTTGATAGCGCGCAAAAATCTATTTGGAAACAGTCTGCTAGTACTCCTGGTGTTATGCTGGAATATATGAATGGTAGGCAGGCTCCTAGTCGTATAGACGCGCCTAACATGCCAGCGTCAATTATTCAGGACGAACAGTCTAATGTAGCTGATATTAAAGATGTATCAGGTATCAATGAGGCTTTGTTAGGTAGCAGCAGCCTGTCAAACAATACAAGTGGCAGGGCTATCGAATTACGGCAAAAGCAGGCTGTAACGCACCTTGCGCTACTATTCGATAATTTCCGGGTTGGTAAAAAAGCTGTGCTTATTCGTCTTTGGGGCAAGCCGAGACGAAAAGGAATTATGCAGCAGTTTTACACTGATGAAATGACCTTCCGGGTAATGGGAGAATCAGGACAGACTGACTTCATTACGGTTAATCAACAGCAGCCGCCTAGCTACGATCCTCTGCAAGGGTGGATACAGCAGACGGCAAACGATTTAACTATTGGGGAATTCGATATTGTTGTAAGTGATACCGCGGCAGCGGCTACAGCAAGGATTTCTCAGTTCTACGCTATGTTAGAAGCTATGAAACTGCAAGTTCCCATTCCGGTGGATATGTTGGTTGAAGCAAGCGATTGGCAGAATAAGGATCAAATTATTCAACGTATCAATGAAGAAAAGCAAAAGCAACAGCAGATGTTGGCAGCGCAGGCACAAATTAAGCAGCAGCCGAAGCAGCCGGATAAAATTTCACAGTCTATCAGTTTTAAAGACTTACCGCCTTTGGGTCAGGTGCAGTTGGCGGCTAAGGCTGGTATACAGCTTAATCCTAATGCCTTGGCACAGCAGCAAGGTGGTCAGCAAGGTGGTCAGCAAGGTGGTCAGCAAGGTGGTCAGCAAGGTGGTAATCCGGCTGATATGATTAGGCAATTGGTGCAGCAAGGTAAAATGAATCCGGAAGTACTGCAGCAGGCTGTACAGCGCGGGCTAATACCAGCTGAAACGGCTCAAGCGTTGTTGGCACAAATGCCGCAACCAGGTATGTCGCAGAACATGCAGTACAATTTAGGTAACTCATTGCCTGTAGATCGTGGAGTAATGACCATAGATCAAATGCGCGCTGCTAGTATGTAAAAATTAAGAAAAGAGGGATAGTATGGCCAAGACAACAAAAGATGAAGTTTCAACTGATGCAGTTGTAGAAACAGCGGCAGATACCACAGTGGCGGTAACCGTGGCAGAGGAAAAAACTCTTGCAAAAGAAGTGCTTATTCAGTACATAAAAGCTGTAAAGGCACGAGCCGAGAACATCGAAAAAGGTGGAACAATGAATACCGATACCATTAATACTTTAAATTGTATGAGGGAATCGGTTACACTTTTGCACGGCATGGGTTTATTTGATTAAACAGGCTACAATTACGTAGACTGTTTTTTCATTTATATAGTAACAATTCGCTTCGCTTGGGCGATACACGAGCGCATCGTCCACAGGACGTTAAACAGGAGGTTATTCATGGCTAACGAAGTCGATAAAATTCCTACACCAGAGGAATTGCAGGGTATTAGTGAAGAGACTGTCAGGGAGATTATGGCTGAATACGCGCCTGAAAAATCGGGAGAACCGGAACCCGTTAAAACACCGGAAGAGGGCCAAGAAGCTGTAGTTGCTCCTGACGAAAGTAAAGAAGGCGATGTAGAAGACAAACCCAGTGATACTCCAGCCGATTCCGAAGATCTGGAAGAAATGGAAGACCTGGAAGAAGTTGAAGAACATCCCGAGGGTACAAAGAAAACTGTACCGTATGCCGCCCTTAAAGCGGAGCGTGATAAACGGAAAGCTAAAGATGTAGAGCTTTCTGCACGTGATAAGGTTATTGAAGAACTAAAAGCTAAGCTCGAAGCTAAGGCAAAGGCCCCGCTTCAAGTGGAGGTACCAGCTCAATCCGCGCCACAACCCACAGCAGTTCCACAAACTAAGGATGATGGTATCCCTTACGTTGATAGGCTGTATGCAGAGTCTGAGAAAATCTTTAAACAGCGATTTGGTTACGCACCTACAGCTTCTGACCTTTCGGCCAAAGCCCGTGCGGCGTTTACTGAGCAATTTGGTCGTGACTATGATCCGTTTAACGATGATGATCAAGACGTTTTGTCTGACATGAAAATAAATATGCGGGCAAAAGACACCGTGCGGCTCAATTCAATAATCAACGATTTGGATAGAAGTATCCAGCAGGTTGCGGCTAATCAAAAACGGGAACAAGATGAAAGAATGGCGACAAGTAAGGGTTTTCTAGATGATCTGAATTCGAAAGAAAACTTCCAAGATATACTTGCATTCGCTGACGAAAGGCTTAAAACCCAACCTACAGAAATGAAAAAATCTCTATTCTCCAGCGTTCAACGCTTGCAGGCGGGTAAAGCGACATATGAAGACATATCTGCTCTGAAATTCTTTTATGAATCTTCAGAGCTTCTTTATGACCGCCAGCAAGAAAAAGTAAAGGCTGGAGAAAGTAACACCAACCCCGAACCACCGGCTAAAAAGCCGGCCAGTGCTGCGACTAAAGTGGAAAAGAAGCTGGAACAAGCTAAATCATTACCGCGCAGCGCAAGTTTAAACGGCGGCGGTAGTTCTACTACCACCACAGTAGCCGAGCTTGCGAGGAAGCTGGAGGACGGGAGTATCACAGACGAAGAATTAGAGGTACTAAAAAATGGAGGATGATTATAAATGGCATTAACAGGAATTCCCACTAATTTAGTTCAAAAGGCGTGGGCGAAAGATCTGTGGAAAAGTGTAGAGAAAACTCTCTACTGGAACAAATTTATCGGCACCGGTGCAGACTCTATCATCACTAAAAAGGTTGAACTTAGTAAGCAGGCCGGCGATAGGATTATTATCCCACTTATGGCAAGATTAATTGGCTCCGGTGTAACCGGTGATAACCTCTTAGAGGGTAACGAAGAACCTCTAGCTTTCTTCGATTTTGCGGTAACTGTGGACCAAATCCGTAATGGTGTTAGAATTAAAGGCAAGATGGAAGAACAAAAAACGCAAATCGATTTAAGAACCGCCGGAAAGGAAGGGCTGGCAACCTGGCTGCAGGAATATCTTGACACAGACTTCTTTACTTCGTTAGCGGCTTCACCTTCCACGAATCGTGTATTGTATGGCGGTACAGCAACGGCTGAAAGCTCCCTTACCGACGGCGATAAACTGACAACTGCTTTAATTTCTAAGGCAAAACGTAAAGCGCAAATGGCTGGCGTTCCGGTAGCTAAAACAATTACAGGCACTGTAACTGTAACTGCTGACAGCTACGCGATTGTTGGCGCGTCTACTGCATTTACTACTGAGTTAATGGTTGGTGATAAAATCACCATCAGTGGACAAGAGCGCCTCATTACTGAGGTAATTGACGCTACCCATGCTACAGCTCATGCTAAATTTTCGACAGCAGCATCGGCTGTTGCTATGACCTGCAGTCGTTATTTGGGTGCACGTTCTAACATCCGCCCTGTTAACGTTGAGGGTAAAAAAATGTACGTAATGGTTATATCTCCGTTAGCCGGCCGTGATCTTCGCGACGACACTGATTGGAAAAATGCTCAATTGAATGCTAACGTTCGTGGTTCCGACAATCCGTTATTCAGTGGGGCTATCGGTATCTGGGACAATGTTATTATTCACGAACATGAGAATGTTAAGATTTCCGGCACAGGCGCCGCAAGCGCTAACGTTGCGCATAATTTATTCCTCGGTGCACAAGCCGGCGCGTTCGCTGTTGCACAAGAAACTGAATGGGCGGAAGATCCGACTATTGATTACTACAACCAGGTTGGTTTTGCTACCAGCATGATTTACGGTATTGAGAAGTCCACCTTCAACGGTGAGGACTTCGGTATGATTACAATCAAAACTGGTGCTAAAGTAGACTAATAGGTTAATGTACAGGTAAGAGCTGAAAGACACTGTAAAGGTGGTGACACGCATGGTACAAGATAAGCGTCGTCGGTAGTCAGTGAAAAAGGGGCAGGTGTAAAAACCTGCCTCAATTTTTGTAAGGTGGTGAGTTCTATAAACACAAGCGATATGCTAGGTAAAGCTGAAAAGATTCTGGCTAGGCAAGACGTAGACAGAAGTTTATTACTGTTTTTCATGAACACTTTCCGTAAAGCCATTATACGGGATAAAGAGATATTTAAATTTCAAAAATTCTTAACTAATGTGGCAGTTGTTGATGGTGCTGTTGACCTTACAGCGCTCAAAGTAAAAGCTGTGAAGCTTGTTGAACATGATAAAGGTTCCGAAAAAATACCTTTGATTAAACTTGAAAATTACGCTACGGCGAGAGAATACTACCCTGATTTTTATAGGGACGGGAAGCCTGCACATTATTATGAGCAGGGGTTAAATCTATACATTTTACCAATAGTTGGTGGAACATTTAATATTTTGGCTGAAGTGTGGCCGGATGAACTAACTGATACTGTTACAAGTACTGATATCACGACAACAGAGATACCAGAAGTGTGGATTTATGTAGCGGCGGCTGAGTACTTCGATTATTTTGACGAGACTGATAAAGGTAACTATTGGCGTCAAAAGGGTACTGTGTTGCTTGAGCAGTATATTAATCAGTTAAATAGGCAAGAGGCGTATGGGATAAATAATTTTGTTAAGCCATATACAACTTATGATTATGACTACAACAAGGGTGGTGTTTACTAATGGCGTTCTCAGTTATCGATGCGACAAAGCCTGCCGGAACGGATAAAAAGAAGTTCGGTGATGATCAGATACGAGAGATAAAGCAGCAGACGATAGATAACTTAACAGAAATAACTAATTATCCGGCTAGTACAAAGACAGCTTTACGTACAGCGATTTGGACAACAGCCTTAAGGCCGACGGGTGATGAACTTGTTGACCGGGTAACTGGTTACAATACTACGTTAGGCTATGAGGAATATTATGATTTAGCCAGTACAACTTGGAAACACAAATCAGGTATAGGTTATTGGTCTGTTGCAGGTAGACCTACAACTCTTACTGCAGGATTGACAGGGTATAATACTGATTTAGCGGTTATTGAACGTTACAGTGGGACAGCATGGGCGCGTATAGCGGGTGGTAGGAGAGGCGACATTAAAATGTGGTCAGGTGCTGTTACAGACATAGAAACTGGTTGGGTACTAGCTAATGGCGTGGCTAGAACACATCCGGAAGGCGGGACATATACGCCGCCTAATCTAATGGATAGGTTTATAGTTGGTGCTGGTTCTGGTTATGGTGTAGGGGTTACTGGTGGCGAAGCTACACATACGCTGTCTTGGGATGAGATGCCAGCTCATACGCACGCTTGGTCAAGCACAGCCTGTAATACATCAGCGGGTGCGGGTACAAGTTATATAGCTACTGGTACTAATAACGTTATAGGTACAGTATCCGTGACAACAGCTTCTGCTGGTGGCAACGCAGCACACGAAAACAGACCACCATACTACTCATTATGCTATCTTTATAAGCTGTAGGTGATGATATGAAAACGAAAAACGTTGTCGCACCTGCGGAAGGTTTAAACAAGTATTTACCTAAGAACCTTATAAAGGATACAGCTTGGTCTGATGGTAATAACATTAGTTTTGGCGCCGGCTACGTTGAGAAAGTAAAAGGCTGGGAAAAGCATTTTACACATCCGGCTACTCGGTTAGCCTCGACTAGTTACGTTGTTGGTGATTATGTGGAACCTGCAGTAAGTAATCGGCATGTATATCGATGTACTGCAGCTGGGACTACCAGTGCTGCCACGCCAACGTGGACTACCACAGCCAGTGGTACCGTAGTAGATGGTACAGTAACGTGGACAGAGGTTGGTGTTAATCAGTTAGACGGGGAATTAATGGCTATTGACAATTATTATAAGTTCAATGGCGACCAATTCTTGATGCTTGTTACAACTAGGAGGGTATACTATCTCAATCCTATCACCAACACTTTTATTGATATCACAGGGGACAATCTATTAACCGGTTCTATCGATAATCCTGTATTCACCGAAAACGCGCAGGACTTAATTGTAATCACTAACGGCGTTAACCCGATTAAATATTGGGACGGTATTACCGACACTATTGCTGATCTTGCGGGTATGACCGAAGTTCTTGGCGGTGTAACTAGCGTTCGAGCAAAGTCAATGCTGTTTGCGTCAAACTTCCTCATGTTACTCAATACCACTGAAAACGGCGTATCTTGTCCGCAGAGGTTACGTACTTCACAGATTAACAATATTGAAAAGTGGAAGATGAATGACGACGGCAGCGGAGAAGCCTTTTGGGGTGATTTAACAGACGGTGTTGACTGGGGACAAAGGTTGATGCCCCTCGGTAATTACGTGGTGGCGTATAAGGAAAGAAGTATTCAAGTTTTATCCTATGTTGGTGGTTCCCTTATTTGGGACAAACGCCCTGCTATTATCGGTACAGGGTTACTCGCACCTAGGGCAATTGTGGATTTAGGGGATGAACATATTTTTATAGGGCCGGACAATATTTATTCTTTTGACTTGATCGATCCTAAGATTGCCGGTGACAACATCAGTAAATCATTTTTTGATATACTAGATCCATCTAAATCACACCTGACTACGGGTTTTTTTATTGAAGAGATACCCGAGGTGTGGTTTATTTTTGTCAGTACTAGTAGCCCTGACGAGTATCCAGATAAGGCTTTAACATACAACACTGATACTAAAGCTTGGTCAATTAGAGATATGCCTATGACGGCGTTTGGTTATTACAATCTAATAGATGAACAGATTTGGGATAATGACGAGGACGCCTGGGATACTGATGATTCCGCTTGGAATAGTAGTACAAAATTAGCTAATGCACCAATCAACCTTTGTGGTGATACACAGGGTAATATCTATGTGCTAGATAATCACTCAAAAGATGGTGCGGATTTAGATTGTTTTATCCAAACTAAGCTGTTTGATTTTGATGATCCGTTTAAGTTAAAACGTGCAAAGCGTATTCAATTTATGGTATCAAGAGAAGGGCCGTATAACCTACAAGTTCGTGTTGGCACTGCCGCGAATGTCGATGAGGAAATTGTGTGGGCGCAACAAGTAAACATGAGCTTAGATAAGACATCCCCACCGTGGGTTGATATTGATGTAACAGACCGTTATATGATGTTTGAATTTGCTACATTAAAGCAAGATCAACCATTTAGAATAACCGGTTATTCAATTTATTACGACGAGCGGGGGGCAATCTAATGGCTGAAGAAATAAAAAGACTATCTCAAGTTCCCATATTAGCGTCGCAGACCGAAAAGACGATCAGGAATGCTCTTTATGATGCTTATACGAAGATTAATCAAATACTGGATTTTGCTTTAGATCATTCTTCGTCCCATGCTACGGGAGGAAGCGACGTATTAACTCCTGCTGACATTGGGGGGGTATTCGCTCCACATTTCGCGACAACGCCGGCCACTAGACAAACCATATCGTCCTTAACACCCGTGGCAGTTACGGGGCTTTCTATTACTATTACGCCTAAGAGTGCAAGTAGTAAATTTTTAATTATGGCCGTTATTAACGGTTCAATGACTTGGGTATCCAGCTCCTTAATATACCGAAACGGCTCACCAGTTTTAACACATACCGGAAACAGTAACGAGCCGGGATCGCAGGCGACAACTTACATTGGCGGTGCGGCTGATAATACTACGTACATGCTACAACACGTTATAAACTATGTAGACGCACCTGTAACGACTACAGCAGTAACTTACGATGTTCGTTGCACTTCGGGGTGGGCTGGAACAGTAACCCCACTGTACATTAATGATCGGAGTACTAGTGGTGGTGACATGCGAACACCATCAACGTTAACAATTATTGAATTTTAGTAGGAGAACAAAATGATAGATGACATGATAACCGACTTCATCAACCGCTCTAAATCACGATACACGGCAGACCAAGTCAAGCAAGCATTGGCCGATAACCTGTCCATCGTAAACGAGGACGGGTTTATTTGTTTCAGTATCGTGCAAGACGAGTGTTATACCCTGTTTGCCTATGTTCGTCCAGGCGTCAGTTTTAAGCCGTTTCAGTATGCAGTAGAGTTATTTGCTAAGACAAAAGGCTGTAAAACAAGTAATTTCGTAACTTACCGTGAAAAAGCCTTTGCACGAAAATTTAAGGACTATAGACCAGGACCAAGATTGTTTCAGAAAAATTTGTAAGGAGTGATATAATGAGTAGTTTGTTTGGGAGCACCACGAAAACGTCCAGTTCGTCAACGGAACCATATTCCGGTGATTATGCAGATCAGTTAAGTGAGTTTTATGATCTCTTAAAAAGTAACCTAGACACAGATGCTAGCGCATATACAGGAGATTTAAGTGCAGGACTTACAGATACCCAAACCACAGCAACAAGTAATTTGAGTAATTTAATTAACGACTCCGTAATATCTGACACAGCAAGTGGTGACTACCTAGACCCTTCAACTAACAAGTATCTAGAAGCAACGTACCAGGCTGCTGCAGATGATGTTAGTAAAAGTTTAGGAACAGCCAACGACAACGTAAACAGTCAATTCAATACACGAGGTTTGTATAATTCATCTGCGCGGATGGAGAGTCTGCAGAATCAAGCAGATTCAGCAACAGATACACTGTCTGATCTCGCTAACAGTATTTATAGTACAGCTTATACTAACGAGCGTACAAATCAGCTAAACGCTGCAAATACCTTAGCAGACCTTAATTCTACTTTATATGATGAAGGTACAACGGAGCAAACAACGAATCAAACCGCTCTTGATAAACAGTACACCGAATACCTGCGGCAGTTAGGTGTGGACGATGATGATATTACTGATATGCTAAGTTATTTTAGCCTTGTTAAGAACCCAACAACGTCGTCATCATCAACCGAGTCATCAGACACAGGGATAGCCTCCCTTTTAACCGGTAAATAAGGAGTGATAGGTATATGGCAAATATTTTAGGTGATATATTAAATGTACCTCTCAGCTTAATAGGTGGTATTACTGGCGCAATAGGGAAAATGCAGTATGACAACGGTATTGACAGTACCTATTCAAGAGGATACGCAAAGAAAAAAGAGCAGGAAGACAGCCTTAATGTTCAGAATGATCTTGCGGCCTTTCGAAAGGAGGGGCGAGATTTAGGCGGTCCTGGAACCGCAGAACAGAAAGCAACCTCGGAAATTGCAAATAGTGATAAATACGCAAATGCAATAGACCAACAGTACGGAGCAGACGCACAGGGACAGGCCAGGAGTAACCTAAGTACAAAACTTACTGATCTAGCTAACTTGAAAAAGGAGTATGAATTAAGTGAGGGTAATACTGGGTATCAAGCGGCAATAGCTGATAAAGCTAATGCATTGCGTAATAGTATATCTTCTGACGCACAACGATACGGAATTAACGTTGGATCTGACCTGTCTGCTGCAGACTTTCAGAACACTGTAAATGCGTTCAATGCTCAGAATAACAGGCCAGCTACAGCTTCAGCTAGTGCACAGAATACGGGTAACGCTGCTTCCAGTGATAACTTAGCTAATATTAGTAGAGACATAGGCACACGTCAAGCGCAGATTGACCAACGAACAAAGGCTTTAGGGCTAGATAGTACAGATCCCGAAGACAGAAGATTAGCGATAGCAAATCAGCTTAAAAGTAAAGGATACAGTCCGCAAGCTATCGCGCAGGGTTTACAGTATTATGATAGTGCTGCGCAAAGACAAAAAGCTGTTGAAGAAGAGGGAGCCAAGAAACAGGCCCTTGCTTCTGTGATTAATACCTTGAATACGTCGAAGGATCCCGATACCCGAAATACAGCTTTGATTGCTTATGACTTACTTATGGGTGGTAAGAACGCTCCGGAATACTATAAAGCGGGTCAGCCTGACTATTCTATCCACGATACAGATTATGGTGGAAGTATAGGGTCAACGTTAATCGATAAGAAAACCGGGATTAAGGGTTCATCATTAGCTCCTAAGAGCCTTGATCCGAAAGATATATTAGCATCTGATACAACATTAACTAAAACTGACAAGGATAATGCTACCAGAGTACTTCTTGAACAAATGGGCAACTATACCACGTTGTTAGGTATAGATAAAAAGGGCATGTATGACTTAAAACTTGAGGCTGAAAAGAGTAAGGGTACAGGGAAGTTGAATGATATGCAAAAATCGGCTATAAACGTAGTGCAAACAGCCATAAAGGACGGCACTATGACCGATTTAGCTAAGACGGCAGACGGTCAAAAAATGATAGAAACTTACAAATCCGCATATAACACGCTTAATAATTTGATAACTCCGGACGAGTACCAAAGTTTAATTACTAAGCGTGAAGCAGCCTATGTTGATGACGAGCCTAACCCAGATAGGCGCCGTGAATTGGCGAAAAGGGATATTGACTCAGGCTTGAGTGCGAAAGGCTATAAAATAGGTAGCTATTAATCGGGGGTGGGTAGTACTTGGATTATATTGATGATTTACTTAAAGACGTAAGAAGTGGTGGAACAACCCCAAGTCCGGAAACTGGTGGCGGTGATTCATCCTTTGACATAACAGGCATGATAGGTGATGTTAGGCAACAGTCATTAACCGGAGCTTTAGATAAGGCAAACGCCGCCGCTGTGCCACCCCCTGAAGTAACACCAAAGGACGGTTTATTAACTAAGCTGGCCAGCTTTGGTCCTGCTGGCGTTTTCGGACCAAGAGCGGCTACACAGACAGGGAAAAATTTAGGTGCTGACTTCGGTCTAGGTACAACCCAATTTGTTGAAGGTGTAGGCTCTGGGTTAAAGTGGGCCGGGGCGGATACTACTGGCGACTATTTAAAAGGCGTAGGAGAACGGGAATCTCAAAAAATTATTGACGCTCAAGATACTGACGGCAAAGTTAATCAGTACGGTATAGGTTCATCTATTATACAATCAACACCGTTTACCCTCGCTACGTTGCCCTTAGGTATCGGCGGAGGTAAACTAGCTGCAGGTGCGGCTACTAAGGCATTGTCTGCGCTTGGAGTAGGTGGTCGTGCTGCTGACTACGCTGTCGGCGCTGCTGGCCTCGCCGGTGGTACAATACCACCTTCAACATTTGAAGCCATGACAGAAGCCGGGGACGCGTATGAACAAGCTGTAAAAAAAGGCGCGTCCGAACAAGATGCCAAGAACATTGGCTCAAGCACCTTCTGGAAGAACATGGGTTTGTTAGGAGCTTCAAACGCTGCTGAATTTGCTGTCACTTTCGGGAATCCTTACCTACGGCAGCTTCTACCTAAAATGGCGAACCAAGGAATAGACAAATACCCTAAGGCAGCGTTATTCGCTGGGTTGCTGTCAAACAGCGTAATGGAGGGCAGTGAAGAAGTAGCACAAGAAAACCTTAAACGCGGTTCTCTCGGTGCTTTATCTGATAACCAACCACAGTGGAACCCTTTAAATTTTGACGATGAACTGAAAGCAAACTTCGCGGCGGGCGCCGGTACTGGCGCCCTTTATGGTGCAGGCGGTCACTTCATATCTTCTAGAGATAACGCACCCACGAAAAGCGATTTCGGAAGCCAGATTGACACGTTTAAATCGGCTATAACTGACATCGAGTCAGGTGGTAACTATGATGCTGTAGGCCCGGAAATTGACGGGGACCGTGCGCTTGGTAAATATCAAATCATGCAAAGCAATTGGCCTACGTGGGCTGAAAATGCCGGCTTATCTCCTGATGCTCCCCTCACCCCTGAAAACCAGGAAATCGTAGCTAGTAATAAGTTCAAAGAGTACTACGATGAATTTGGAGGTGATTGGGGCAAGGTTGCCATAGCTTGGCATGCTGGCCCTGGTAGGGTTAACTTATCAGATGACCAGCTTGCCAAATTGTCTGATGGTAATATGAGTACCCTTGACTATCGAAACAGCGTTCTTGCAGCTCTGGGGAATCCCAGCACTGCTGGCGGTAGTGTCCGGGGCAATACCCTTCCAGGGATATCCGCTGAACAAATACAGGCTTTTAATGCTAATGCTACACAGGAACAAGTAGCCGCATTAAAGCAACTGGCTACACAACGTTCTGAGGTATCCGATAATCCGGAAGAAACTGCGTTCCTTGATAAGCAGCTTAAGCGTGGAGTTCCTGGTCTGGTGGAAATAGCTCAACAGTATGGCGTGCTTGATGACTTAATTAGTACTAAACAACCTACAGCGGCCACGGAACAGCCCCAGGCACAAGATGGTATAATAATGAGACAAACCCCCGTAGCTCAGACGGCTGAAGCTCAGGATATTTTAGATATTACAGATCAAAGTGAACCACAAGCAGCGCGGACGGCTCCTGCTGAACCTAATCAAACATTAGAGGCGGCACAGGCGGCAGATCGTGCAGCACTCGAAGAGGACGCATCAACTGTTGGTGCTCTCAGATTTCAGGCTACTAAAATGCCTACTCAAACGCTGTTAAAAGCTGCTAAGTCTTTTATGCAGCAAGGTAAAGAAGATCATTTAAACACAGTAGTCAACGAACTTGTAAATCGTAATGTCCTTCCACCCGCCGCTAAAGAGGGTGTGTTAGATGACGAAATGCTGCAGATAGCCGAGGATAACGTCACCACACAAGCGCTGGAACAGCAAGCGGCTGACGTAGCTGCAAGGAGAGAACAAGGGCAGCAGCTTACAGATCGTGTGAATGCTTTAGCTGCAAGAAGATTTGACAATGCCGAAGAACAGCTTAATAGCACGGTACAGGCACAGCCGTCTACTGCAACCCAACCAAAGGGGTTCACCGGTAGAAAAATACAACCTACAGCCTTTAGTTTGGGTTCTGACACGAATGTTGAACAACCGGAAATAAGTTCTCCGGAATTCCAACCAAACAGAAGTATAGAAGTAGGCACTACGGTCTACCACCCAACAAACGGTGCTCCTTTAGAGGTTGTTGACGCAAGTGATCCCGGTATGCTAAATGTTAAAACGCCTAACGGTACAACATTTAACATTGGCCGTAAAGCTGTGTTACTTGATAATCCTAAGCAGCAAGCACCCCAAGCACCCCAAGCACCCCAAGCACCCCAAGAAGAGGCTGTAGCTGTGGCACAACCGACGCAGGAACCAAGTCAAGAGGCTCCGAACCTGGACAATATGCGTACAGCTTATGAGGGTGTGGCTAAAGAATTATTTAACGGCCAGACACATAGTCGTGCTATCGGGTTAAAAACTCTGCAGCAGCGCATGAAGATGCCTAATGCTGAATTTGTTAATCTGATATCGGAAATCCAGAAAGCTAATATCCCTGGTGTTGAACTTGGTTTTGCGCGCAATCAGGAAAAAGCTGTGCGCGTTTCCACCCCTACGGGTGAGCAACGGTATTCGTCAATAACCTTCTACCCTTCGGAAGCTGAACAAAGTACCAAAGAACCGGTTATTGAAGAAACTAGGAAAGAACCAAAAGCCGCAGAACAAAAACGAGTTGAAAAAGTAGAAGAACCAAAAGCAAAAGAAAAACCAGTCGTTAAGAAAGAATCTTCTAGCAATTCTGTAAAAGATGTTGTAGAATCGAAACAAGAAGAAAAACCAGAAGAAGAAAAACCAGTAGCTAAGGAATACCCAAAAGCAGTAAGCGCTGTTGGTGACTGGGTACTATCGCGCTTGAAAGACGGAAAGAAATTCACGTCTGACGAGCTGTTCTCCCAGGCTGACGAAGCCTTTGGTGGAACCCAAGCTGAAAACAAATATACGTCGAAAGACGCATACGATGCACTTGAATTAGGTGTCAATCGTTTCATTCTCGAAAGTGAACAGGTCAATCCAGCCAAAGCAGCGACAGCAGAAGAAGCCTCAAAAGCTGTAGATTACCTTAAAGAACATATACTATCTATAATTCCTACGCAAACGAAACGCACCGCGGAAATGGATGAATTCCAACAGTTTTCAACCCCTCCACATATTGCGTATGTTGCATCATGGGTATCCGGCGTAAATAAAAATGACACCGCGTTTGAACCTAGTGCTGGAATCGGTGGCATTGCAAGCTTTGCCAAAGCGGCCGGCGCTGAAGTTATTGCTAATGAGTTAAGCGAAAGACGTGCTTCTATCATAAAGGAACTCCCTTTTGACCGGGTGTTTACTGAAAACGCCGAACAAATTAATAACATTCTTCCGGCTGATGTTAAGCCTACGGTTGTAATCATGAACCCACCGTTTTCATCTACAGCAGGCAGGGTGCAGGGCGAACGTAAAACCGTAAACGCTACACAGCATATTGAACAAGCTTTAAAGCGTTTACAGCCTGGGGGCCGCTTAGTGGCTATTGTTGGCCGGGGAATGTCTGACGATGCAAAATCTTTTCAATCATGGTGGAAGAAAATAAAGTCAGAGTACAATGTTCGTGCTAATATAGGTATTGATGGTAAAGATTACACGAAATACGGGACTGGTTTTGATGTTCAGATTCTTGTTATAGATAAAACAGGTAAGACTGAACAACCTACTATTACAGGTAATGTAGACAGCGCAGGAGAAGCGCTGCCAATATTGGAGGCGGTTAGAAATGATCGTGCGTCAACAGGAGATAGACGCGGTGAACAAGCACCCGATAAATCAAGTAGCAAAGAGCTTCCTAAAGAAAGCAGGGGAGAATCCGGACCCGACAGCGGGGCTGTATCTGTATCAACTGATAGAGTGGGGGATAAAGAACGGAGCGGTGGAGGTAAATCAGGAAGTGAGCGGCCTGCTGGAAGTTACCGAAAAACTAACGTCGATGATAAAACCACAGAAAGCAATGAAGTTCCTCCTAGTAACAGAGGACGGAGACAACCAGACACAAGCGGTACTGAACAACCTGAAAGCGCAGGAAACACCGGAGGACGCAGCAGCGTACCTAGCGAATCAGCTTCAGATACAGATGGACGCATAAAGGTTGAACAAGCTGATACCAAAGCTAAAGATTCCGAATTAAGCGACTCGACATTTGATGCGTACTACCCCCAAAAGCTGAAAGTACCGGGAGCAAAAAAACATCCTACAGCTTTAGTGCAGAGTGCGGCTATGGCCGCTGTTGAACCACCTTCCCCTACGTATTCACCTAATCTACCGAAGAACTTAATAACTGACGGGACCCTGTCTATCGCACAGCTAGAAGCTATCGTGTACGCAGGTCAGTCATTCGAACAAACCCTTCCGGATGGTACTCGGAAGGGTTACTTTGTGGGGGACGGTACAGGTCTTGGTAAGGGCAGGGAGATTGCCGGTGTTATTCTTGACAGTCTGCGAAATGGCAAGAAAAAGGCTGTATGGGTAACGAAAAATGATCCGCTGTATTCTGACGCTGTAAGAGATTGGGAAGCGTTAGGCGGTAAGAAAGACCAACTATTCAAGTTGAGCAAGTATAAACTAGACGATTCCGTAAAACAGGCAGACGGCATTATGTTTGTCCCTTATGGTACCTTATCGTCTAACTTAGAGGTGGGCAACAGTGGTGAAGTTACCACTAAGAAGGGTAAGAATTCCCGGTTAGATCAAATAACCGAATGGCTGGGAAAAGACTTCGACGGTGTTATAGCCTTTGACGAAGCCCATAAAATGGCTAACAGCGTAGCCACTAAAGGTAAACGCGGGGTCAAAAAAGCCTCTGCTGTAGGCTTATCTGGTATCGAACTTCAAAAGCGTTTCCCTAATGCACGAATCACGTATGTTTCAGCTACTGGTGCAACCGAAGTCGGAAACCTGGCATATGCTTCCCGCCTCGGTCTTTGGGGTGAAGGTACAGCTTTTGCCGACGTTAACGACTTTATATCCCAAATAGATGAAGCAGGACTTGCAGCTATGGAATTAGTTGCGCGGGACATGAAAGCTATGGGCGTATACATTGCGCGTAACCTGAGCTATGACGGCGTAACCTATGGAACGATTACCCATGAACTTAATGCTGACCAGAAAGAAATATATGATACCATGGCGCGGGGCTGGCAGACAGTTCTTCAAAACATCAACAAAGCCCTGGAAGCTACCGGAGCTGTAGATGCCGCAGGAAAAGTAAAGAATCCAAATGCGAAGAAAAATGCTTTAGGGCAGTTTTGGGGATCACAGCAGCGCTTCTTTAATCAGATACTAACTTCGATGCAAATGCCGGCAGTAGTAGAAGATGTAAGAAAACAGATCAAAGCTGGTAACGCTGTTGTCATGCAGCTTGTCAACACTAATGAGGCTACCCAAAATCGTAAGATAGCTGAAATGGACGAAGATCAACCTATCGAAGACCTTGATCTTACCCCTAAAGACATTCTGCTGCAGTTCTTAGATAAGTCGTTCCCAACACAGCAGTTTGAAGATTACAAGGACGAAGATGGTAACAAACGCTCAAGACCTGTAGTTGACAGCAAAGGGAACCATGTAGAGAACGCAGAAGCTACCGCTATGAAGAACAACCTGATGTCTAAGTTAGGTGCTATGAAGGTTCCTGACGGCCCGTTAGAAATCATTATAAACACCTTTGGTACTAAGAATGTTGCTGAAGTAACAGGCAGACAACGTCGAGTAGTTAAAGAGAAAAATGAAGATTCTGGGCGTATTGAAGGTAGAATTGAAAGACGCTCACCTTCTCATAATGCTGCTGACGTAAAAGCTTTCCTGAGTGATAAGAAGAATATCCTGGTATTCTCTGATGCTGGTGGCACCGGCCAAAGTTTCCATGCTGGTGCTGACATGAAAAATCAAAGACGCCGTATTCATTATCTCATTCAACCAGGATGGAGAGCTGATAATGCTGTACAAGGGTTTGGCCGTACTCACCGGTCTGGGGAAGTTTCACAACCTCATTACACACTGGTTACTACGAATCTAAAAGGTCAGAAGCGCTTTATCTCTACTATCGCCCGAAGATTAGACCAGCTCGGAGCCTTAACCAAAGGCCAACGTGATGCTGCTAATCAAGGACTGTTTACAGCTAAAGACAACCTGGAGTCAGACTATGCACGTGATGCTTTGCAGAAGTTCTATACGGATATGCTGAAAGGCCAGTATAAAGAACTTCCGGCTACCGAGACTTTGACTAAGATGGGGTTATCAAGTTTACTTCCCGACAACAACCAAAAACGGGAGTCCTTAGATCAAAATACGTTACGTGATGTTCCGAAGTTCTTAAACCGGTTACTTGCATTAGAGTCTGATGATCAGAATAAAGTGTTTGACCGGTTCAGTGAAAGTCTAGACGGCATCATTGATCAGCAAATAGCTAACGGAACGCTTGACTCTGGGATGGAAAATTATAAAGCTCTATCTGTTGATGTTAAAGAAGAAAAAACCGTGTACATCGATCCCAGAAGTGGGGCAGAAACGAAATACATTAACCTGGAAGCTACGCAGGATAACAAACCTTTTACCTGGAATAAAATGCGTTCACTGAATAATTTTATGGGTATCTATAAAAATGAGAAAAGCGGCAAGGTTTGGGCTGTAAGACGTGGCATCACCAGAACGGACGATTATGGTCGTGTTACGGACACCTATTTCTTGCAAAGTCCGTCAGCGAACCGGTTCCGCACAGTCACCGAATCGGACTTCAAAGGTGATAATTGGAAAAAAATAGGCGTTGACGACGACAAAGCTCAAGAGGCATGGGAAGAGGCTGTGGCTGCCGAACCAAAAACCAGAAAAGAGGATCTTCACATTATCACCGGAGCTATCCTCCCTGTGTGGGATAGACTACCTAAGGGTAACGCTAAGGTGTATCGTGTGCAGACTTCGGACGGCAGGCGGTTCATTGGCCGCATTATTCAGGAAAAAGATGTTGACCAAACTTTACGCAAGTTTGATACGGAACGTAGTATTAATTACACGCCAAGAGAAATTCAGGATAAAATACGCCGAGACAACAACACTGTAACATTAACCAACGGCTGGCAGTTAAGCCGACGCCGCGTTTCTGGTGAAAACAGAATTGAGTTGACAGGGGATAACCTTTGGAAGTTCGATGACCAGTTAACTAAAAACGGAGTCTTTAAAGAGCGTATAAACTGGGATACGAGATATTTTCTTCCAATAGGAGAGAAGTTCGAAGAAGCGTTTACAGCTCTTACTAAGGATAGACCTGTAACTGATGTAGCCCCGGCATCTGAAAGTCAAGCTACCCGTCTCAATTCTGGGTTTGATCCTACAGGTGGTAAGTTCGATGACGTAGACCTGAGCGAAATGCTGACGCCTTACGTTAATAAAACCCGCGAAGCTATCCCACAGTTAGTGGAAGTAGGTAAGCAGGTTATATTGGACGGTAACACCAGCGTTAAGTCGTTTGGCAGTAAAATGCGGGAACTGTTAGGCGGTCTATGGAACAACTTCAAGAGCGTTATGAACGATGTGTACCAGCAGGCCACAAAGGCTGTGAATAACGAGAATGGTCGTATTAGAATGTTCTCAAATAGCTTTAGTAAAGATTTGGACGCCTGGAAAGCTGGAAAATTAAATCCGGGGACAGAAGTTACTATTGGTAACACGCCAGGTATACTACTAAACCTTGGCGCTAAACAACTACCTATTGAAATCAGTCAAAATACAATTGCGAAAGCCGTTAATCCTAAAGGTGTAGCAGGCGGCAAACATGACTTAACCATTGATTTGCTAAAACAACTACCGGAACAAATTAACGACCCAATAATGGTATTTAAATCTGCTACGCGTCCCGAAGACAGCTTTGTTATTTTAACCGAGCTGAAGGACAAAAACGGTAGTAGTGTTATTGCGTCTATAGCCCTCGATGTGCGGCACAGCAAACATAAAGCTAATGCTATTTCAAGTGTCTATGGAAAGAATGATTCTGTAAAATTCATCCAAGCGCAGATTGACGAAGGTAGATTGCTGTATGTGCATAATAAAAAGAGTCAAACATTGGCCCGGACCTTCGGGCTCCAATTGCCCGAGATAGTACCAATGAATGACTCTTTAAGCAGTATACTACAACAAAAAAAGAATAATGTCAATATAAAAGACATCCTCAGTAACGAACGAGGCTCAGTATCCTTGAACCTCTTAAAGAAGAAAGAGCCTAACCCAAACATCACGCTTAATAATAAGGAAGAACCTGGTAGGATTAACGGAATAGACCGCGCTATGTCGTCTACTTCACGTCTTGCTAAACGGTATCCAGCTATTAAGCCGTTCCTTAATCTTGCAGAAACAGCCATGGAAAAACAAGAGCAGTTGCGGAACCACTTTAAACACCGTACGCAAAAGTGGGAAAAAGTGCTGAAGCAAGGAAATGCTAAAGAAAATACCAAAAAGATGTACGACATTCTGCTGGCCGGCGACTTAGATGGTAAGCAGTATTCAGATGCCGAGCTAAAAGAAAAGGGCGCCAATGGCGCTGTAATTAAAGCATATAAGATGGTACGTACAGCCTTTGATCATGCCTGGAAGATTGCTAACGAAGTTCGGCAGCAGCTTACTACGGAGTCGAAAACCATGAATAAGGCAGGACTTGAAAAGCTGCAACAGAATAAGTTCGCTAAGATCCTTGACACGAAACAAAAAGGTGCTGACGAATTTGTTGTTACCTGGCAGCAACCCCGCATATTTGAAACTACGCAAGTCATTTCAAAAACACAGCTTGATCTTCTGAAGCAAGATGAAAACGTGCAAATTCTCAGCGAAAAACTGGATTCTGTTACAGGTTATACCTTGCCGGAACAAGCAGGCTATGTTCGCGGTGATGACTTCTACGAAGTTCACTACCAGTCGCAAACGCCTCCTATAGCCCATAAGAGCGGCTACATTCCACATTTCTTCCATGAATGGATGATTAGGGAGAAGGTAACAGACGAAAACGGAAATGAAACATACCGTACTGTAGGATCTGGCCGGACACCGAACGAGGCCTTGAAGAAAGCTGAAGCGTTGGCTAAGGATTATCCAGACGCCGAAATAGTAATCCAACCCAAGACCTACACTTTTCCTGACGGCATGTCAAATGCCTCTGTAATGGGGGATAAGGACTACGCTCGAATGACTAAGAAGATTGCTGAAGAACTTAGTATCAACCTAGCCGACGCTAAAGATGTTTTAGGGGATACTGTAAAAATGCGCAGCAAGCATAGATATTTAGGTAATCTGTTCAGGAAAAGAACGGGGGCTGCAGGGTTCGAAACTGACCTTGATTGGGTAATTGGTAGTTACTTTAATCAGGTATCGAGGTACGTGGCCCTTGATCCGTTTAAACAAAAAGCTATGTCGCGCTTTGAACGGTTCTTTGGGGATTTCGCTAACGAAGACAAGATGACGGAAACCGCGAAATTCATTAAAAGGTACATCGAAGATGTTAACGGTAAACCTACTGATAATGAAAAATGGTGGAATGACGTAATCTCTCATTCGTGGATAGGTAAGCATATCACAAGTTACTATGGTGAACGTGTTGCCTTGCAGCTTTCGTCTGACGTTCAAAGGGCGGTTGCCGGCTTATCATTAGGTTTGTTTAATGTTGGTTCAGCTATGTTGCAACTTACACAGATGATTAATTTCCACTCTAAAATCGGTACTAAATACACGTTAAGTGGAATGAAAGCTGGACTAAAGCCTAACAGAAGGGAAAAAATGATACTGCACCGCGCTGGGATAGACTCTAGTCTGTCGATTGAAACTAACGGATATTCTAGAAATCCTAGTGGTAAAGGACCTGGCGGCGCTGGTATTGTATCAAAGGCAGCGTCTACAGCTTTGCAGGGACTTGATTTGAGTACCCAACCTTTCCGCGCTATGGACGTGTGGCTCAGGCGCGCGGCCGCGTTAGGTGCCTACCAAAAAGCTGTGGATGAAGGTAAAACGAGAGAAGACGCGTTAATGTATGCGACAGAAATTAACAAGGAAACGAACTTTGAATACGGTGTTCATGATACTCCAGAATTTATTAGACAAGGTGGGCCGCTTAGACAATTACTGTTTCAGTTTAAGAAGTACCCAATTAAGCAGCTAGAGTTAATGGGGGATATTGTATCTAACGGTGGTTTTGCCGAGAATATGCGTTTTTGGTTACCGTTTCTCGCTATATCTGGCATATGGGGCGTACCAGGTGTGGGCGTGATATTCAGTATTCTGAAAGGATTGTTTGATTTTGATCCGGAGGAAAAAATGAAAAAAGCCGCGCTGGAATGGGCAGGTAAAGACAAAGCTAAACTTGCAATAGTTCAGTTACCTTTGTATGGTGCATTAGCACCTATTGCTGGTGTCGATGTTTCGAAACGTGCCGGTATTGGTGACGCTATCCCTACTACGGTGCTGGATTTACTTGGACCTACTGTCGGTAAAACTACGCAGTTCGCTACAGCTCTTGGGCAGGGTAACACAATAGCGGCGCTGAAAGCATTCTCCCCTGGTTTAGGAAACTTCGCTCAAGCCTACGCTGGTGAAGTAACCGGAAAACGTGACCGAGTTAAAACAGTATATGATACTGCAGGCGAACGGCTTGCTCGTGGGCTGGGATTCGTACCTATTGATGAGGCGCTAGAACGTGACACGAAACGCATAATTCGTGCTGAGGAAAACGAACGCAGCGCTAAGGTCACAGGTGCGATTGATGCATATATTAAAAATCCATCAAAGGAAAATTCCGAGAAGCTGCAAGAGCTGAAAATAAGCGCCAAGCGCGTCCGTCAAGAAGCGCAGAAAAAAGGCAAGACAGACCTTGAAAGAACGCTGCAAGGGGTATCCAAGAAGCGGCGTAGTGATTACGACGACCTTACGGACGCTAATGATTAGTAGTGGGAGGCCCTCTCGTGGGCCTCCTATTTTAGGGTACTCAAAATACGGATTACCGGAAGGAGTTGACTTATTATGAAGTCACTTTTATATGCCAGATAGGACTATTGAGATACTTGAAAGAGTAGCGGAAAGCCTTGAAAGAACAGATATTATCAACCGTAGACTGGTTATTGTGATAGGTATTATGGCTGTATGTTTCAGTATTACAGCTATATCTATAAGCTTTCTTTACTTCACAACTGATTACTCCTACCCACAGGTAAATCAAACACAGACTAGTACAAATAACAGCGATTCTACAATAGAAATAAAGAAAGGAGGTAACTAACAATGGCTAAAGCACCTAAAGCACCTAAAGATATGAAACCAACGAAACCAGGTAAAGGAGGTAGTTACTAATGCCAAAAGGACAGAACTACTCAAACGGGCCACGAAGAGGCGAAGGACCTATGGGACCGTGTCGGGGAGAGGGGCCTATCGGGCAACATAGAAGCGGCGTACCTAAAGGCGACAGTTCAAACGGACCACGAAGAGGCGAAGTACCTATGGGGCCACATAAAGGTGGTGGTGAATATGACCGGTCACGCAGAAGTGGAGGACAAAATGCCAATTGATCTTGAGAGTTTGTCGAAACGTGTATCTATATGTGAGCAAGACATAAGAGATCTGAAAACAAGCGACAATGACCTTAATACCCGACAGGTCAGAGTTGAAACTAAGCTTGACTATATCACTGATCAGATAAAAGTTATAGCAACCAAAATTGACACGATTCTTGAACAGCCCAGTAAACGGTGGGACAATGTAGTCACAGCTTTAGCTGTAGCTGCTATCACGGGGCTCGTAACCGTATTCTTTATGCGGGGGTAGCAAAATGTTCAGTAAATTAAAAAACGGTATAACCAGTTTTGGATTATGGGCGCAAGTGCATTGGCTTGCGCTCGTCATTTTTATGGTTATCATAATGCTCCTATTTCTTTGTCTCGTATTGTGTTCATGGCTTATTGGTTACTGGGCTAATGCCCTATACGGTACAAAATTCGAATTAAGTTCATGCTGGACAGGTGTCGGCGTCGTAATTACAGGCTTAGGCGGCGTTGCCGCCCTGGCTAAAGCCGCTTGGACAAAGTACGGTATTGATGGCGAATTCAATACGCTGCCGGGGCAAGGAATGGCACCTATAATAAACAACATTATAAAAAATGATACTGGAGGTAGATAATGACACCGGAACATATTGAAAAGAAAACTGTAACTGAAATACTGATAACCCCTGAACATAGGGAACGGAATACAGCAGTATTTCACAAAAGTGTCAATAAACTTAAAAAAGATGGAAATTACAAGTGCTTTGTTTCAAATCGAACAGACGAATTGCAGGTACACCATATTGCCGAATTTAGCCTAGAGAATGTCATTGATTTTGACAGGCTTAAGGCTTTTTTAATGTGCTTTGATCCGTATGGGTATAGCTGTAAAATGTCTGCTACCCCGATCATCAATATTGACGATGTTCGGAACCTGCTGGTATTGCACAGGGAATACCACAATAACGTCAATGAACAGGTAGGAAACGGCACTGGGATACACAACATGACCTGGCCGGCATGGGTAGCGCAATGCGTTTGTAACCGAAACGAAAACCCGGTGCCTGGTGAGGGTGAAACTATTGAACAAGTAAAGGAGCGTGTAGATTAAAGGAGCGGCCTTTGATTGCGGTAACGCTTATATGGGATATGATTAAATCTTTATTTAGGAGGCAAAAGTAGTGAACGACGAACAACTAGCTTTAGAAATAGCTAAAGGGTTAGTAGCTACGGGTGTAGAGGGTCCGTATGGTTGTGTAACCTGCTCTACAGCGGGTGACTACCCAAGCATGGGCTGCTCACAATGGGAGGGACTAGATGGTGGCAGAGGAGACATTCTACTGGGATACATTGACGGCGGCAGCTATTATGCCAACCGTACTTACTCAGACATTGAAGCAGCAGGCGAATTAGACTCCCTATCTGCACTATTAGACTCTGAACAAGGTCAAGCAGCACAGAACATGATACTCGCCCAAGACTGCCTTGAACTATATCTACCATCATTACGTAATGCGGGGCTAACAGACGACAGATGCATAATCTATTCCGGAATATGGTGCCCCACTAGCCACTTTGTTGTTATGCGGTTCCTACAGCGCAGGGCAGAACGAGGATATGACATTAACAACCTTGAAACATTGCGCGACTTGTTCCGTGATGAATACGCTATCGCTGCTGACTGTGAAGAATACGCTGAGGGGTACGCAAACAGAGCCAATAATACCTACGATTATGTATCTGCGATTTAATTATTTTGAAGGGGGATTTAACTATGGATAAAGAAGAAATCAAAGCGGCCGCAACTAAGGTTGACGAATGGGCCGAAGAAAAGGCCAATAAACACAACTTTACCAAGACGCAGGTATTTGTAGGTGTAGCGGTTGCTGTTTTGGCTGTATATGGCACCGCAAGCTTGCTAGGTTGGTTTTAAAGAGAAGATTAGACTAACATGACAGCAGAATCTATTTGCTAAGGTGTGTGTTTATCAGCTAAATAGATTCTAGCAAATTGGAGGTGTGCAAACTGGATGATAACCCAAAACAGCACCGATGCCCTAAATGCGGTAAATTACTTGCCGTGGAAAAGAAAAATAACTTAGAAATACTATGTACAAGAAGAGGTATTTCTACAAAGGGGGAGAAGTGTAATACTATAACTAAAATACCATTAAAAAACCAACAGTAATATAACTAATCGAAGCTCTCCGAAGCTAAAATAGTAAAGGAGGGCTTTTTGTGTTAGATATAAATATTGCAGAAATAGGCGAAAATAGTGGTGAATTAAACGATGGTGTAGTAAGAGGAGGTATGAATCGTTCTCAATTAATAGCTTCATACAATAATTTACTATTATCCACTAATATCCACGCCACACGCAAGGATACTGGGACAACAGGAACATACTACACTGACATTTCTGCTGATGCTGTAGCTGATGTTGATGATCAATTCCTACCCTGGGGTGACAATTCGTCATTTGGATTAAATGATGAATTGTGGATTTCGGATGATGACAAAAATGTCAACAAAATATATGTGCATATCACAACCCCTGGCGTATGGGATGGTGACGGGCTAGAGGTCATGGAAAGCACTGACGGGGAAACTCTTGTATCTGTTCAAAATCTTGTAGATAATACAGATGGATTTAGGGCAGCAGCGGGAGTATATGAGATAAGTTTTCTAGGCAATACAAACAGAGCCGCAATTGCACCCGAATTCGGAGCAACAAAACGGCAATATCTTGTTATTAGACCTAAAAATCTAACAGCAAAAACAACTTCACCAAAAATTAAGCATGTATGGATGGTTGATTCTACCAGTAATGCTTGGCATGATTTTACGGACATTACTAATGAATCGTTAACAAATTCCACATTTGATACAGCAACAATGTTCCCACTTGTCGGAAGCGAATCTAGGTTTGGATTTTCTGGACTTACAACAGGTGTATATGACGCCGTATACAGAGGAATACCATCCGTATACACGGTAAGCGTAGAGTACTTAGCTACTGACAATACATGGAAAGAATTTACGGATTATGTGGATGAAAGTAACAACTTTACAGACGTGTCTACGACTCACAGTTCTACTCCGACATACTTTTACAGAAGATGGAGTATTCCAACTGATTGGGGAAAGAAAACACTAACATTGGCACCGTCAACAACGCCAATAGAAGCATATTGGTGCCGAAGAATAATTGATGCAGTATCCGCCTATGGCCCAATATCAATATATGAATATCGCCGGAGATCATTGTCTTTTGGTACTGGATTAGCATACGGAATGTACCACAAAGCGTCAACTAACTATACACATGTTACATTTGATATTGGCCAACCCAGCAGCACGGCAGTCGTAATTGCTTTTACAAATGCGATTACAGGTCAAAGCCGAAACATTACAATCCCTGCGAACACTGTATCGAGTGGTACTTTAACAGGTGGTAGGCTAGATTTCCCTTCTACTTTAAACATAGGTGCCGGTGAAATGCTGATTATTAATTACGTTTCTGGTGGAACATTGCGAGATGTAGAATTACACTTAGCAAAAGAATAGCAAAATAACGAAGTCCTTCGCGACTCATAATTAAAAGGAGTGTGTAATTATGAGACAAGGATTCGCCATTATTAACCATCCACAAACCGCTACTGAGCAAGCGGCAGTACCTAACGAATCGTTTGTGCAGTTACCAGGTGAAACAGCAATAAAGTATAAAAACTCCGCTGGCGTAATAGAATCTTTTGCAGGCAGTGCCAGCGCAGCAGCGGGAATAACTTTATGGCAAGCAGCTACAGTTTATCCGATTAATGCTATGATCCGCGTTCCTGCCAGTGTCGGCACATTGGGCATAGGTGACTTTGCCTATGCAACCGTTGCCGGAACATCAGGAACAACATTTAACGCTGCTGAGGTAACACGCGGCGGGTGGACGGAAATAGCTGAAGATCCTGACGTATTACTCAACAGTTCTATTGCGGACAATTTAACAACCGATGACGCTACAAAGGTATTGTCTGCCAAACAAGGTAAGGTACTACAAACAGCATTAGATACAGATACGAACTTTAAAAGAGATCAAGAATACTGGGTAAGTGATTTAGTCGGTAGTGATACTACGGGTGTTGGCTCAAGAGCAAATCCGTTTAAGACGGTACAGCATGTAATTGACTTGTATGGCACAATTTCCGATCATAAAATCATCTACTTTGACCACTATATCAACGAAAATTTAGTATTTAATAATGTTCAAAACATAACTGTTATAGGTGTTGGCGTAAACGATAGTCAGCAAAGTAATATTACAGGTAATCATGTGGTTAGCGGAACATCTACAAGAATCAGGTTTAAAGATACCATTATGACTGCTCTAGCTGATGATTATATTTTAACGTATAATGGGACTCAGGGCAGACATTACAACCAGAACGCATCGTTTATCTGTGGTGCAAGCGGCAAGGCTGTAAATATTATAGGCGCAAATCAAAGATGGACTGAGTTTTACGACTGTTATGTAGGCGGTATTGTAGATTGTGATTCAAGTAATACCGGAATGACACTTAAGTTCACCAGGCAACTAGCAGGCGAATTTGTACTAAACATGAACACGTTCTGCAAGGTTTGGATATACGAAGCACAAAGATATAACCAGATAAACCATACAACAGGTAAACTGTACATCAATGGGCTGTTTGAATGTTGGAGAACGTCTGACACTCTGGCTGTAAATTCCACGGCCACAAGTGCAAGCGGTTCATATCTCGAACTTAAAAACGCGAAAATGCGAAACACGAATAATGATTTTATGTACATTACAAAAACAGGTGATTGCCTGTTCGCGCTATCCGATGTGTACAGATCAGAGACAAGTGACACGCTGACCGGTACTCAAGTTTTAGGTGACCACGATGTTGATCAGAAAAACAATTCAAGCATTAGCGGTGCCACAACTAAAGACGCTTTGGACAACATTGCTACGGCGTTAGACGGGAAATTAGACGCACCTATTGCTACATTTGTTGAACAATCTGCGACTCCCGCTAACCCCGCTGCCGGAAGTTTAAAAATCTATGCTAAAACTGATGGTAAAATTTATAAACTGACAAGTGAAGGTGTCGAAACTGAAATTGGTTAACATCAAACATCCTTAAAATGCCTGTACAGCGTGTGTATATGCGCACCATATTACTGAGTCATCAACACAGTACCGAGTAATGCGCGGCCCCTGGGAACGGGGGCCACGCATTTTAACTTACCATAACAATATAAACCAAAAACGAGAATTGGGAGCTGTAGATTATGCTAATAGATGGTATTAAAGTAGTTGCCGACAACGATATATCGTATGCCGAAATCGAGCAAATAGTAGCGGAGGAAAAAGCTTTATGGGAGATGAAGAGTAAAACTCTGTCCTCAGTAACCATTTCCATAGAGGGCGACGAACTAGTTATTAAGGCTGTAGAACGTTCTCCAATTAAAAGGCTCCGGCGTATATCAGGCTACCTCGCAGATGTTGATGCCTTTAATGATGCCAAGCACCATGAACTTCTTGATAGAGTAAATCATTTCTAGGGGGTGATAAGTATTGATACGCGTACCAAAATTACTATCTATATTGTTGCTTTGCTTCTTGTTACTGGTACAACCTGGTATTTGTTCGGCTATGTATCAGATCAGCGAGACAGAACTGACGCAATTGGACAGCAACTTGATACAGTTGCAAAATCTCAACAGTCAGTTATTAACCGACTTGGAACTATCGAAAACGGACTTACAGACAGCGCGACAAAAGTTGGAGAAATATCAAGCGGACTTAAAGACACTGCAGAATCAGTTGCTACAGTTGAAGAACGAATCGACACTAGCAAAGACAGACTTAACGACAGCGCAAGCCTTATTAAAGATTGCCAACGAATCCTTGCAGAAGTACGAGCAAGAGGTCAAGAGTGAGAAAACTAGACTAACCTGGCAACGTAATCTGTTTGCCGGATTAGCCTTGTATCTGGCTGTTAAATAGGTTATAATGCATACGACAAAATCCACTACGCCTCTCATTGACGCGGACCAGGGTGAGGCATTTTAAAACCCCTGCGGCTCTTAAAGCTGTAGGGGCATTTCTTTTTATTGACTATCCCCATAAATATGTATAATATTAAAGCAACTAGAAAAACGGCACAGGCGGTTTTGCAGAGGGGCGTCGAAAGACGTCGCTCTATTTTTTATTTCAAGTATTGACCACCACAAAAAGTGGAATTATACTAGGGACAAGTAAACAATATATGAAAAAAGAGGGGGTGCAGTTAATGTTAAAAAGAATAACAGTAATACTTATGCTCGTAATAGTGGGAGCTGTAAGTACGAGCCACGCAGCAAGTAATCCTCAGTGGGAATACCTTGTTACGAGAGGTGGATCGGCGTATAGCGTAGACATTAACAGTGTGCAATCACAGGCTGGGGATCTGCTAACGTTTACATTAGCCGTTGACAACAAGAACACTATAGACGTAGCGTGTACAGTAGTTAATACAAAAACGCTCGAATTCCGAATGGATGAAGGATATACATATGATAAGCAGCAGAAGAAAGTAATCAACACATTTGGCCGCCCAACAAAGTGGATGAAGATCGGACAAGGTTCTGCTATTGACTTAGCTACGGATGCCTTAATTCGTGTGTATGCAAAACCCGTAGAAATTAATTCGTAATTCGAATCCCTGCAGCTTTAAGGGCTGTGGGGATTTTTTTTATTTATGGTGTTGACTTCCGCGTTTCGTGGAACTATAATGTAGACACATTAACACCAGTTAGAAAGGTAGTGTTTAAGTGGAAGTATTAGAAGATAACATGTTCACGAATCCAAAGAAGCTGGCTAAAGTATTAGGTATTTCGTTAGCCACAGTCTACAACCGTATTAGTGACGGGCAAATCCCTTCTAGAAGATTAGGGAACAGAATTATTATACCAGTGAAAGAGCTGACGTTTTTAAACCACAACCCAAATGTAGAAAAGCAGGAACAAAAATAAGCGCCGGCTATATTCGGCGCTTACGTTCCACGAAAAGTGGAGAAGGGAGGTGATCAATATGTCAGATACATCTTAACATACCTTCTGATGTTTGTCAGTGCTAATAATTGAAAAAGGGGCGGTACATTGGAAGATTTAGCGATTGTGCAAGAACAAGGTAAGCTATTGGTTGATAGCAGACAAGTAGCTAAGATGATAGGGAAAGAACATTGGCACCTACTGCGGAGCATTAGGGGTTACACTAAAATAATCAACGAATCCAATTCTGGATTGGTTGAAAAACCAAAGTTTGATTCTCGGGATTTTTTCATCGAGGACACCTATACAGATGGTAAAGGTGAGAAGCGTATTTACTACTTAGTAACCAAAAAAGGCTGCGACATGGTTGCTAACAAGCTAACAGGTGAGAAGGGCGTACTGTTCACGGCTGCGTACGTCACTAAATTTGATGAGATGGAAGCGCAGCTAACCCTTAAAGCCTCCGACATTATCCCGTTAGACCAAATGCCACGAGCAACACTTACTATATTAGACACATACGACTCTCTAGCAGACAGCATCGAAAACCGTGTTTCGTTGGACGTCATGCTGGAAGCTATGCAGCGCGGGTTATCACCAATGCCCTACGAAGACCTAGAACAGCTAAAGGAACAAACAGTTCAAGAAGAGATTGGAGTAAAACCGAAACTTGGGGAAGTTATCTCATTGAAGCTATTTAGGTACTACCAAGCCGGACCAAAGCCTCTAGCTGCAGAGTGGCCGCTAGAAGCACCTTATCCAGACGTACCAGAATTACAGATCAATCTACAGGTCTTAGAGGCTTCAATGCAAATTCATCAACTAACCGCGTAACCAAAAGCCGAAACCCTGCTGTAAAACGCAGGGTTCCCTATTACACGAAACGCAAAATTCAAGGCAATACAGCCCTGCTACGAGGCGAACAGGTAGCCCCGCGACAGAACGTACCGGAGCTGTGTACCGAAACACCGTGACGGACCTAAAATAATACTTACAGCTTTTTAACTTTCAAAACCTTAATCAAACTACTCTTTAACTTAATACTTATATCTATAGAATACTTATATCTATATTATTAATATATCTATATCTATAATATATTAATAATAATATATTAATAATAATATATATATAATTTGATTTTTTAAGATGGTTTTCTTTTCGCTTTACTCCTTACTGTATTGGTAAACAGAAAACGTTCTATAAGGGGCTTAAATAAAATCGATTTATATATTTTTTCTACAGAACCCCGAAGAACCCGAGAAGCTGTAAGGGTTTGATGATATTGGCTATACGGAAACACATTAACGAATTCGTTATTTCGACACTTTTTTCACTTTCAACTTTAACCCATATAAGTAAAAATAATCCATGTAAAATTATCCCAAGGGGCTATTTGTAGATAATGTAAGATAATGGGTTAACGAAAACGTTACGTTTTCACGAATTCGTTACGCGAAAACTTTAGGGAGTTGGGGGTGGTTGACTATCAATCTCAACGATATATTTACGCCTCCAGTTGCAGCCCAACTTTACGGCTTGTCTACAGATAAAGTTAAAAAAGACTGTAGAGATGGTAAATTCCCATTAGGGTTTTACAAGAAGATAGGCGGTACTTGGGTAATAACCCGCGCCGGTCTTCGGGCTTTATATGGGGAGCCTAAGATGACAATAAAATAAGGAGGCCAATTAAATGAAAGTAGGTCAAACGATATACGGTTATCACAGCAACAACAACAACAGATCGTACAGATCATACAGTTCCCAGATGCATGGACGTGACCGGGATTACCCTGAGCTTCCTGTTGGTTGGAACCCTTATGAAATAACCGGTAAAACAAAGCAGAGCTGGGTTTTATTTAATCGCTGCTCCAACATTAAACGAGTTAATTGAATTTGCGCAGGGGTTTAAGGAGGAATCTAAATGAAAATTGAGAAAGCATTGTATGACGCGGAAATACACGTAAACCTGTATCATGGAGAAGAACGGGAATATAATTTAATGCTGAACGAAATTAAGGTGGCTCAACAAGAACTGATCGAAATAAAGGAACTACTAAAAACTCTAGGGTTTACTGAGGTAAAAGACGACCGGGAAGGTCCGGACTGCATACGTTGTCGAGTTTGCGGTAAGATAGTGGAAATAACAGATAAGTACCTGCACCCTTCTTGCTACAGCTCCTACAAGGTAGGGCATGATTCAAATTGTAAACTGGTTAAATTTATCAAGGAGGCACAACTATAGTGAGTTACAGTAACATAGTTAGAAAATGCTCGGTCTGCCAATGCTGCGGGGCGTGTGATTACGAGCATGAATTAGAGAATAACTGCGTATCTGGTGACTATAACCCTGTGTTGGCCGCATTGATGCTGAAACAAGACGGTGACAACAAACCTATTACTAATATCATTAGCAAGGTGTTTGGTGTCAAAACCAGCTAAGTTTATCATTACTGAATAGTCGCAGAGTTGTCAAAAAGTTGTCAAACCAGCAACTGACTTTGACAACATATCATCGAAGCACCCAAGAGCTGTAAGGGCCGAACAGCATAGCTAAAATCCACACAATAACTGACTCTTAATCAGTAGGTTCGGGGTTCGATTCCCCGGTGTGTCACCAGAAAATAAAAGGGATACAGGCTGCGAAGCCTCGTATCCCTTAGTCTTTCTATAAACGTTTACAAGTTACACGCAAT